CGCGAGATCGTCTGCTCGAGCATGGGGAACTCGCGCCGGAAGTGGATGGCCCAGCCGACCGACTCGGCGATCTCGCCTCGCATCCAGCGCTCATGCTCGAACCGGAGCTGCGTCTGGATGGGATCCATCAAGAGGCAGAGCGATTTTCCCGGGCCGGCCGAGCCGCCGAGCAGCGCCTCGCGCGCCTCGCACAGGTGGAACTCCTGTTGCACGGGCGCCGGATCGTAGAGCGGCTTTTCGGCGACGGCGGTCACGAGACGAATTCCCAGTCCCGGTCGAATTCTTCGGCCGGGATGACGTGTTTCCTTGGCGCCTCCGTGCGCGGATCCCAGGAAACGAGTTCGACGCTGTACTGGCTGCGGTCGACGAGGAATGCCTTTGCGCCGGTGATCTTGGATTTGTACTGGTCATCACCGTTGCGGTCGCACTGGATGTACTCGTTGTACGTCTCCGCAGCGACGACCTCGCGCTCGATCCAGCCGATCAGGTTCCGGGCAGCAGCGCAGGACAGGGCGATGCGCAGCGGCCCCGTCACAAGGGCAACGCCGGCCGTTCCCGGGTCTTCCGAGTAGCGGACGACGTGCGGCGGCTGGGTGATGGTCCAAGGATCGGTCATTGCTCGTCCGTCGGCAGGATGCGGATGTGCGCCTTCCACGCGATGGTCGAGACGCCGTCATCACGAACGTCGAGGGTGACGGTCTGGCCGGACACCTGAAGCCGGACGTCCATGGCGGCGGCGGTCTCGATGCTCCAGAGCGCCTGCGTCGCGCCCACCTGGGCCAGGGTCCCGGCGGTGTTCCGAAAGAGCGCCACGCGGCCGTAGTCGGCGGTCTGCGCGGCGCCCGCGGTGGACTGGCCGAGCACGCGGACGTGGACGGACCACGACGAGTCAGTCGGCACGGGATCGGAAGTCCAGATGTTCGCGAACGCCCCGGTCGCGGCGGTCGTTAACGTGGCCACCTGGGCGGCCTCGGTGTTGAGCGCGCGGCGGGCCTCCTGGAGGAGGGGACGCGCCTCCTTGTTCACCCACGTGTCGAGGGCGTCCTTGGTAACCGCGCGGTCGGAGACCGCCGTGGGGACGGTGTTCTTCATCGGATGTGGGGCGCCAAGATCTGGCGGACGGTCTCGATGAGGCGCGCGCGGATAGGGGCGAGCCCGTCGGTCTCGAGGGGGCAGGGGCGCGGCTCGGCCGCAGCGACGCGGATGCGCTGGGGGACGGAGGCCCACTCGAGAAGCCCGCTACGGCCCCGAGCCATGAGGAAGGCGCGGTCGACCTCGTAGAGCACCTGTCGCACCTGCATCGGGTTGATCTCGAACTGGATCTCTTCGAACCACTGCCCCGGGTCCGGGTTGACGACGTACGAGTCGCTGGCGAGGAGCTGGATGCGCCAGGCGCCATCGGGCTCGCGCTCGAGGCGGCCGCGGATGCCCGCGCTGTTTACGACCTCGACGCCGGGTTGCCACCACGAGGGAGCCGTCACTCGTCCTTGACCTCCACGTCCAGGACCTCGTAGGAGGGGGGCGCCTGGACGACGTTGATGACCGCGATGTTGAGGGGGACAGGGGCGGCGGCCTTAGCGGCCTCGACCTTCGCGTGGCGGTCGAGGATGCCGGACAGGACGTCGATGTAGACGGGGGCGTTCCGCTTCGAGGCGCGCATGTCGCGCGCGACGCGGACCCGGCGGGCGTCCCAATCAGCGGGGGCGGGCCCGTCGTCGTCGATGGCGGTGGCGTCGATGGCGCCGCGCTCGACCACGCGGCGGGCCTTGCGGATAATGCTGCGCTCCTTCCGGAGGACGACGGCGGCGGAGCGCTGGTCGATCTCGGAGAGGCGCTTCTCGCTCACGCCACGGCCCCCCGGGCAGCGCGCTTGACGGCGGAGGCGAGGGCCCTACGCAGCCGGCGAAGCTGGTTGAACCTGACGTTATGCGCGGCGCAGTAGTAGGACGAATCCCCCGTCAGGACGGGGCAGCCATCCCACCCGCATAGCCCACGCATGCGGCGGAGTCGGCGGTAAGGGCCACCACGTTTGGACACCGTCCTCTGACAACTACGAGCCTAGTTGTCAGAGGACAAGGATGGTCAGGGGACGCGCTAGGGGGTCTTCTTGGCGAGGCCGCGCTCGATGAGGCGCTCCCGCACGCGCAGGGTGTGTCCGGTCCACCGGCCGTTGCACGACAGGTCCACGCGGCAGTTGTTGCAGCTCTGGATCTTGGCGAGCACGAGTTCCACGGTCTCCTCATCGCCGGTGACACCGCAGAACGGGCAGGCCGGCGGCTTCAGCGAGGGCGCCATGTCCCCTCCTTGGCCATGGCCCGCATGCGGTCCGCGTGGAAGTTGTCGAACTCGTCGCCGATGGCGTACTGGTCGGCGGCCATGGAAAGCACTGCGAGCGCGATGAGGTCGACCAGTTCCTCCGCCAGGTGCGCACGATCGCCGGTCAGCGTCCAGTCCTCCGCCTCCTCCAAGAGTTCGACCACTCGCTTCAGCAGTTCGTCGCGGGTCACGCCACCCCCAGCGCGCGCGCAGCGATGAGCCAGGGGCAGTGCTCGGTGTGGTCCGCGGCGCCGCGCCCGGCCCAGCACCACTTGCAGTACCGACGGTCGCGAGGAACACCGCCGACCATGACGGTGTCGCTGGGCCACGGCTGCCCCACGATCGCGATGAGCGCGTCGGCGTAGCGCTGAGCCAGGGCGGGCGCCGCCAGAGCGTCTTCCAGTGACCCTCCCTGCTGGACGATCGCGCGCTTGAGCTGCGAGAGACTCCCCGGGACCGGCACCACAACGCCCATCTTCACGTCGCTCACGTCCCCTCCTTGACGTCTAGCATGGCCTCGATCATTCGCACCGCCTGGTGGTAGGCGACTTCTAAGTCAGCGGCATAGGCAGCGGCCTGGGCGGCGTAGTGGGCCGCGGTGGCGGCATAGGCGGAGTCCTGGGCGGCGTAGGCAGCGTAGGCAGCGGCGGTCTGGGCGGCAGCCGCAGCATCGGCGGCCTGGGCAGCGGCAGAGGCGGCGGGCCGGGCGGCGGCATCGGCGGCATAGGCGGCATAGGCAGCAGCGGCACAGGTGGCGACGGCATTGCGAGCCGTTTCCCTATCGACGATCGGAGCGCAAGCGCGCAGGGAGACCGCAGATCCTCGATTCCCGAATGCCTCCAGGGCCATCGGCGCGAGCACGCGGACCGCCCAATCTGCCGCGACCAGTCCGCGGCGTACAGTTGTGTTAGTATCTGCCCGGGACCCGACAACTTTGACCAACAACGGTCGGAGCAAACGCGTACGCATGTCATCGTCGCCAATACGGTCGTTTAGTCCGCGCACTGCCGACGCAACGACCGGACACGCGCATGTCGGGGCATCCGTGTGCGGCTCACCTGCAAGCCAAGCAACCGCCTCCATAGCGCACATGCCTTCTTCGCGGGTTTTGTGCGAGCCGTGCCCTAGGGTGATGTTCTCGATGTCCTTCACGTCCCCTCCTGCGGTTTGCTTTCGTTGGCCTTGGCTAGATACCGAAGCGCGGCCGAGCGCAGCGCCCATGCGATAGCCTTGTTGTGCGTCGGCATCGTCTTCGCCCGCTCCACCTCGTCGGCCGCAGCGGAAAGGTCGGCGGACACCTCTCCAAGCACCACGGGGCGGATAAGGGCGATGATCTGGCGGGCCAGGGGGTCGAGAGGGAACGACGTGCAGCCGTCGAGCGCCGCCTTCACCCGCTCGACCAGTTCGTCGTAGCTCACGTCCCCTCCTTGGCCATGGCCTCGACAATCCGCGCGGCCTCGATGAGGCCGGACATGTCGACAGACTCGGTCGACAGCAGGCGTCCCTTCACCTCCTCCAGCACCGCAGGGCGGATGATGGCGATGACCGCGCGGGCGTAGGCGTCGCTTAACCCCAGCGCCCTTAGGTACACTGGTAGCCCCTCTTCTACCCGTTCCACCAGCTCGTCGTTCATGGGGCCTCCTTGGCCATCGCCGTCGCTCATGTCTCCATCCTCCGTCCATCGACGTCCACGAAAAACTGGCGCGGGCAGTTCTTACACATGCGCGCCTCGCCTACGTAGTTCGTGACCTGCGCGTCACGACTCGCATCATGGTGGCAGCGATGGCACCACCAACGGGCCTTCCACGAGTCGATGAAGCAGCCCTGGCACCCGGGATCGCACAGGCTCACCGCACCCTCCGCAGCGTCCCCACGAGCCGACACGCCATCCCGCCCCGACCGGACAGCGGAGGCTCGTAGTCGCCGCCTGAGGCGAGCCAGCGGCGCGCGCTCCCGCGCTCCACGGCGCGGGAAAGCTCGCCGCCGTACATGCGGCGCATCTTCTCCGCGATCTTCGCCTCCTCCCGCAGGTGGGCCTCCCAAGTGCCGTCGGCGGGTCCTGCCCCCGCTGCTGGCGTCCACTTGATCACGCACGGCACGCACCAGTAAGCGACGGGCTTCCCGTCGAGAAGGACCGCGTTGTAGTCAGTGCGCGGGACAGGTTGCGCGCACCCGTGGCACGGGGCGAGACTTACCTCCTCGGCATCACCGCGGACGAGTTCGAACCTGTCGCCGACCTTAATCTCGTCGCTCATGGGGTCTCCTTCTCCGGGAACATGGCGCGCTCGATGCGGAACACGTAGTGACCGCCGCGCCGGCTCTGCACCCAGCAGAGGAACATGATCATGCGGTTCTCCTCGAGCGCCCCGATGAGCGCCTCGTTGTCCGACCACCCGGCGGTCGAGATGTGGAAGAACGTCGCCCGCTTGGTCTCCTTCTCGTGCCAGCCCCAGTCCGCGTAAGCCCATAGGCTACGCAGGTACGCGAAGAGGCCCCGCGGGTCTTTCCAGGGCCACGCGCGGATCTTCTCCATGGCCGCTTCGAGCTGCTCGTCGGACATGTTCACTCCGTCGCAGTCGTGGCCCTTCGTCTCGGGCTCGCCGCACATCAGGCACTCCGCGCTCATGGCTGCCTCCTGTCTCGGTCCGGGCCGACGTGCGCCCAGCAGCGGCCGCGGACGATGTCGGAGATGTGCTGCCGAGCGACCCCGAACTCCCGGGCGAGCGCGGCGTTCGTGGCGCCGGAGGCGGCGAGGGCGCGGATAGCGCGCACCTTCTCCTCCGTCAGCCTCGCCCGCGGGTGCTCCTCACCCGGCCGATACCGTCCCATCGTTAGCAACCAGCCTATCGCAACCAGTCGTCCGCTGACCAGCGTCCCGTGACCGCGTGTGCACCAAGGGGCGGGGGACCTTCAGCAAGCCCCCCGCCCCTACGAATGCGCCCCCCTGATACAAGCTAGTACGCAGCGGCGGCAGCGAGAACCGCGAGTAAAACCGCCGTGAGCGCGAGGAGCGAAAGGATCTCTCTGCGCATCGCCCACCTCCGTCTGGCTACAACCAGACGGAGGTGATATCGCACTAGCTGGCTAGCAAGTCAATGTAGTTGCTGCTAGCGCTATCGCGCCGCCTGAGTCTTACGGCGGGCGTCTTCGATCCACGTATGTAGCTCCGTGCTCGGGCCGCTGCGGGTCTGCTTTCCGAACGCCTCGATGAGCTGGCCGAACTTCGGACCGTTGTTCCCGTCGAGCATGATCACCGGGTGCGCGTACTTCCCATCAGCGGGCGGCTTCCGGTATAGACCCTTGATCTCCGCCTGCGCGGCGTTGAAGACCTCCATCACGGCGGCGTGCGAGCGCTTGCGCGCCTCGGCGCGCTTCGCCGGATCTGTCTCCGTCCGTGCGACATCGAGCGCGGCGTCGATGGCCGGCACCGCGCGCTCGGCGAACATCGCGTTCGCTCGGTCTGCAACCTCGTGGTAGCGGTGGGCCTCTTCCTCGGGGAGGCCCATGGCGGCCATGGCTGCCACCCGGCGCTTTTCGTACACGGCCGCGCGAGAGGCGTAAAAGCCGGCGCGCATCCGCTCGACCCGCTCGTCGTCATCGAGGGGGCGCCCGCTCGGCGCCACGGCCAGGCGGGGAACCGAGCGCGCAGGCGCCGAGCGCGCTTCGGGCGCGCGGGCGAGCCCCTGTTCCGAGCGCTCAGGATCCGCCGCCGCCGCTGGCGCGCGTGTCCGGGGGGACGCGAGGTAAAGCCCGACGCCCGCGAGAGCGAAGAGGCCTGCGCCAACGGCGACAGCAGATCGAGTGCGCATCTTCGCTCAGCCTCCGACCGGGGTCATCAGCCGCCGCATGCCGCCGTTCGGCAGCTGCTCGACCGTCGGCTGGTACGGCGTCGAGATGGGCGGGTAGTTCGCGTAAATCGGCACGGCCTCGCCGCCGGTGCAGGTGGCGCAGTAAAGCTCGCCGAACTCGTTGTCGACGTGACACCGGCCGAGGCCGCACTCACACGCGCCGCCGCAGGCGTCCTTGAGCGCGATGAGCGCCGCGAACTCAGCGGCGTCGGGCGTCGACTCGCACGCCTCGCCCGTGCGCGTGTTTCGCGAATCGCAGTAGTATCCGATGACCTGGCAGAGCGCAGGCCGCGGGGCTCCGGCGATGTACCCCGCCGCGGCGAGGGTCGTAAGACCAAGGACTACAGACAACTTCCTAAGCATGGGATCTCCTTCCGCGCCGCAAGTATACGACGCGCGCCCTGCCTATCACACGTTTGTCTTGCTGTCCATGGTTGCTATCGGCTCTGGTTTCGCTGCTGCCACTGGAAAGTCTCGTACGCGAGCCGCGCGGCCTGCCGCGGGGTCATGCCCGGCGGGTCCTCCATGGTCCCGCCGTAGCAGGAGCACTGACGGGTGATGTGGCCGACCGAGCCGATTACCCGGCGCGCAGAGCACTCGAGGTGGGCAACCTGAGCGCCGACCCCGTAGATGACGACGGCCTCGGCGGGCTCCTCGGCCAGCACCGCCTCTTTGCAGTAAGGGCACATCGGGGCGGCGTTCACTCACCGTGCTCCTTCGGCAGCTCGGCGCGCCAGACGCAACGCCAGCCATCGCCGACGGCGCGAAGGACGGCCGCGGCGCTATCGTTCTCAGGTGTGCCGAAGGGAGCCCCGTGCGCGCCTCCGGTCGGCAGCTTCTCGAAGAAGTCCGCCGGCAGCCGCGGCGCCATCTGTTCGAGGCAGTCGGCCACCTGCCGCATGCGCTTGGCGGCCACCTGCATCTGGCTTTCGTCTCCGGCGAAGACGCGGAACTCGAAGGTCCAGTCGAGGCGCCTCACGCCGCGCTCCGCTTCCTCTGCCGCCATATCCGCCGCGCCTCGCGCACGCCGGCCGCGACGAGGCGCCGTCTGCGAGGAGTCCGGTTCGGGCGCGCGAATCGGATGTACGTGAGTAGGAACTGCGTTCGCGACATGGTCGGCGTGCCGCGCGCCATCACTACCACCTGCGCCCAACCCTCAACGAGGGTGGCCGCCAGCATCGCCACGGCGGCGGGGTCGGGCTGGTCGTCGCTCATGCCCTGGTATCTACCATAACCAGGGTCAGGGGACGGGGCTAGCGGTCGACGAGACTGGGGCCGATCAGCTTGTCAAACGGCACGGTCGAGCGCGACGTCCCTTGCCGGAGCAGACGCTCCATGTCGGCTACGCCCGGCAGCTTGGCCGACTGCTCCTCCTTCTCCTCGGCCAAGGAGTGAGCCGCCCACCACTCGGTGACGAAGCGAAGGACACGGTCACGGGTCCGCCGGTCCGCGGTGGGGAGAGCCTGCGTCGCCGCGCACATGGCGCGGATGCATTCGATCTCAGGGTCCATGTCGCTCATGGCTACCAGGGGAAGCTAGGGCCGCGCGGGGTCGGGGTGGACTCCTCCTCGCCGCGCTCCTCGCCTTCGGTGTCCTCGGTGAGCTCTGGCGCCGCGGTGACGGGCGCTCTCAAGGTCTCGTCGGCGGCCTGCTCCTCACCCTCGCAGGCGCAGCCGGCGGCCTTCTGCCCGCACAGGTGGCAATCCTCGACCGCGCAGCCCGGGTGATGGTACTGCCCCCGGGCGACGAGGCATCCCGGGCACTGCTTCTGCGTGCAGCGCAGCCGCTCCCCCGGCAGATCGTCGAACTTGGCCAGGTCGCAGCCGGCCGACGGGAGCATCTCCTGGTCGCAGTACGAGCAGATGTCAGCCATACCCTAGCCTACCAGAAAGAAGGCACCCCTCCGGGCTAACTCCTCCCGGAGGGGCGGCGTCCGGAAAGGCAACGAGAACACCTTACCACACGCAAGGCCAGTCTCGGCACGCATCGCAGTCCGTCTCGCACGCCTCCGTGCCGCAGACGCAGCACCGGGGGAAGCCGGAGCACGGGCGGTCCTGCGTGCGCGCGTCCTCCGCCTCCTGCTCAATCTCCGCGGCGGTCGGCTGCCCGCGCCGGACGCTGGGCCTCTGGGCCGCCTGCTTCGACAGTCGCTCGTCCTTGTGCGGCTTGCACATCAGGCAGCCGGCGCGCTGGTGCTTCGGGCGATGGCGCTTGTGGTTCATGACCTATTCCTCGGGGTCGGCGCCGAGATCTCGCTCGAGCACACGGCGCAGGTCACCGCCCACCTTGGCCAAGTCACCGGCAAGTGCCGCCGCTACCGATGGAGCGCGCGGAGGAAACGCGGGCACATCCGTGGCGTCGATGGACGCAGCTATGTCGAAGGCGGTCGCGGCGCCGAGGAGATACTCGCGAGCCTCAGCCTCAAGGCGCTCGAGCCTCTCGGGCGTAAACTTCTTCGCGCGGATGTCGCGCCAGCGGTGCAGCTTCATGGAGGGGTTCCAGCCGATGGCAGACCGCCGCCCTTTGCCCCCGCCGTGAGCGGCCGTGTCACGCTCCTTTGGACTCGACGGGGAAGGCGGCGGGAGGCGTGCCGGCTCACTGGTCCGGCTAGGTATGGCCTCGTTCGCCTCGCTCGTGGTGTTGCGCACCCATGCCCTAGACGAGACTCGCTCGGGCCGAGAAGGATCACCCTACCACACGACGCAACCAGCCAGGGGTTTGGGAAGGGGAAATTTTCCGGGTGTGGATGGTTCCCCCTTTCTACCCCCCCTGGTACTTGCCCCCTCCCCCCTTCGGCCCCCGGGCACCGATGCTGGCACCGCTCGCATCGACAGCTCTCGAGCGCAGCCAACGCAGCGCACGCGCCGAGCTCGCATCGCCCGTCCATCGCTCGGCTAGCCAACGCTCCAAGCTGGCCACGCTGATAAGCCACCGTCCGCGCCCCGTCTTACGCACCCGCTCGTCGGCGTAGTGTCGGCTAACCGTCTGTATTCCTTCGAGGATTCCTGCTCTCAGGTAGCGCCTAAGGGATTCGGTCGACAGGGACAGCGCTCGCGATGCGCCCGCTACCGTCACGTACGCTGTCTCCCGAGGGATGACGTGGGTTTTGGGGAGCGAACGCGGGCGATGCGTGGGCCCTTCTTCCGGGCCTTCTTCGAAGCCGTCTTCCGACCCCTCGTGCAGCGGCGTGTGTCTCACGCATCTATCGTGCGCGCTGCCAGGCGCCGCGGTCCAGACCCGGACGCCGCCGCGAGCTGGCGGCGCGATAGCGCAGGGAGCGCACTCGGCTTCGCTCCGACGCGTGCGTGCGCGTGTGCCTGACTCAGATACCACTCTGGTATCCAGCTGTCTAGTAGGGAGCACACCAAAACCGGCGTGGTCAGAGGGAAATCGACCGACCCCGGAATGCGCTTCCTTCCTGTGAAGCGGCTGCAGCTCCAGACGGCGGGATAGCTAAGAACCGAGTCTCTATCTCTGGTTAGCAGGTTTGTATTGCTAGCCAGTCCTCTGCATGCCAGAGTAGTCGTAGTCAGGGGCGACGATGCCCCGACAGAGGAGACGACGACGATGAACCGGAGTGAAATCTACGACGCCGCCGCCGACCAGGTGGCAGATCAGGGTAGCGCCACTGCGGCGCTGGATTCGTGGCGCACCTACACGGTCCCCACCCTTCGCGCCCGCATCGCTCAACTTCAAGACCAGATCCATGCGGCTGAGTGCGCGCTCACGGACGCGCTAAACGTCGAACTGCGCCTCAAGACGCTCGCGGAGCGCGAGCGAGACGCCGCCGATGAGAGCTAGAGACGCGATCGGCCGGCGCGTCGTCGCGGTCAAACAGACTCGGACGCACGACGGACGCGACGCCTTCCATTGGCACCTAGTAGCAATCGTTCTCGACGACGGGACGCGCCTTGTGCCGAGCGTCGTCGAAACGAACACCGGCGAATACATCGTCACGCTAACAGCGTTCACACGCGACTAGGTCCGGACGCTAGGGCGCGTCTCTCACGCGCCTTAGAGCCTGAGCCTAACGACGACGACACCCAAGCAAGGAGACGACGACATGACCACGACGACGCACCTTGAGAGACTGGCCGCGGGCCTCACCACGTACGAGCGCTACCTGGCTAAGACGTTCGCCGGATGCATCATCCGGGGCGAGGCGTTCGCCCCGGCGGTAGGTCCCCGCCGGCATCGCGTGGCGATTCTTGCCGGCGCGCTGGCCGCGCGGGTTGAGCGCAACGCCCCGGTTTCGGCGGTGCTGTGATGCGCACCGTTCAATGGGTGCTGGTCAAGGGAACACTCCTTGACGCTCATCGGGCGGCGAAGCGCCACGGCATGCGAATCGCTCGGGTGTGGATTCCGCCGTCGACGAATCATCGCTTCCCCGAAACGTGTCTGTACGTCGAAGGGACGTACACCGCGCTGACTGATTGGCTCTGCGCTGACCGCGAGGCTCCATTCCCCCCGGGCGCGCTTCTGTGGCATCGCGATGCGAGCAAGGAGGGGGTGTAACCATGCGCGACCCAAACATTTGTCGAGTCGTTCGCTTCCGTCCCTACCGCCGAGGCATGGGGCCGACCTTCACTCTCACTCTCTGGGATGGCGGATATGGACAGATGGCAACGGGACAGGATCTCATGCGCTACCGCCTCACGATGAGTGAGGGAAAGCGCCGCACGGTTCTCTTCGACGGGACCGACTTCGGGCGCGCGCCTAGCCATGCTAGCGACTCGGACGCGTGCATCGAAAGCATCATGGGTTTCCTCTGCCTCCGTCCCGGCGACACGGACGCGGATTACTTCGCCAACTACACCGAAGCGCAGCGCGCTTTCTGTGAGGCGCATGCGGCGACGCTTTCGTGCGAAGTGATGGCCCGCTTCGGAGAGGAGCGCTAACGCCATGGCCACGCGTGATTTTCTCTCAAAGTACAGGCATCTTCGCCGCTGCGGTTGGGGGGCGGCGGCCGCATACTCCGGCGCGCGCGCATGGGTGGCAGTCGAGGATCGCGGATGGTCCTATCGGTGGGAAGACGACGACGGAGACGACGGCCACGACGACTGGTGTCGCGCCCGGCGCTGCAAGGGACACACGGTCCTCGGGTGTGTGCTTGTCGACGCCGACGACAGGCCGCTCGCGTCACTCTGGGGAATTATCGATCCAGATGCGTCATACGAGCAAGAAATCCAAATCGAGCTTGCGATGGAAGCTCTCGCCGACGTCGAAGAGCTTGAGGCACAAGAGACCGCGTCCGTAATCGCGCCGGAAGAGGACTGGGCATAGTTCCCCCTAGCCTAGGTGCCGAGACCGCACGGCACTCTGGTTAGGGCGAAGTGTGCCCGAAAGGAGACGACGTTATGACGATTCGGGATTTCGTAGCGAAGCACGGCATAACTGCCACGGTCGCGCGCGGCGAGCCGTTGCCAAACTGGGGCGGGCCACACTTCGCCTACCGCGTGACTCTCTACATGCCGGGAGACCAGCGGCGCCGTTATACCCTGCCGTTCGCAACCGGAACGGGTTGGACGCGCGAGCCGACGGCGGCCGACGTCCTAGAGTGTCTCCGCTCAGATGCCTCTAGCGTCGATTCTGCGCGCGACTTCGAAGATTGGGCGCGCGACCTTGGCTATGACACTGACTCGCGCAAGGCAGAGTCAACCTACCGCGCGTGTCTCAAGGTCGCTGCTCGCCTTCGACGCTTTCTCGGCGCGGACGCTTACGCCGAACTGATGACCGCGGAGGAAGCCTAGCCATGCCCCGGTGGCGCGTCTATGCGACCGTGTGCAAAACCCTCACGACAGTCGTGATAGCGCCGACCGAAGCCGAGGCCGAAGAGGTAGGGCGCGAGACGTTCCGCGCCGAGGGACACCGGCCACGCAGCATCGTTGCCGTGCGTATCGTGGGCGTCGAGAAACCAGGTAAGTAGCGCTCTCGCGCGCGAACAAAGCAAAGGAGAAGACACATGGAAGCGAAGAAATGGGGACAGTACATGCTCGCGCGTCACTTCGGTAGGAAGCTTGCCGAAGTCCTAGATGTGGACGTGCATAGCTGTCGGGTGAAACTGCGCAAGCTGCGCGCGACCTCGCGTCGGTGGACGTTGCCTCGATGGTATCCCGGCTCGGTGATGGAAGGGGCGCGCCTCGCCGACGCGAAGGAAGACCGCGACCTTCTGCGCAGGGCGCAAGAGGCATCGGAGAAGGAAACCCGGGAGCGCCTCTCGCGCGCGACGTGGCCAAACAAGTAGCTCTCGCGCGCGAACAAAGCCAGGGAAGGGGGAGAGCAGCATGAGAGGTTGGAGTAACCAGTATTCGACCGCGAACCCGCGCCGCCGGCAGCTACCACCGGTGAAGGTGACCGACGATGAGCTGCGAGACGTGCAGCAAGCGGCGATCGAGAGAGGGACGTCCGTGGCCGATGTGATCCGCGGTGCGCTCGAGGCGGCCGGGGTGCTGCGAAAGGCGCCTCTCGCGCGCGAGCCAAAGCCGAATCCGCCGCCCGCGGCGCCGGCACGACTGACGAAACCAGCGTTCTAGCGTCCTCAGACTGTAGCCCGGACTGCGCTGCTCGCGCGTACGATGAACGCGGGGGCTCGCCGTGGAAGTTACTGCCGTGCACGTCGCGATGGTGAGGAAGACCGTTCGTCGGATAGTTTGGAAGATCCGGCGGCGTTACTTGTTCGAAGATCTCTTCTCCGCCGGGCTTGAGGGGCTCGTCAAGGCGGCTCGGGCGTTCCAGCCCACGAAGGGGGTCCAGTTCCAGACGTACGCCGCGCACCGGATTCGCGGCGCCATCCTGGATCACCTCCGGAGCATCGATCCTGCGGGCAGGCATGCGCGAATACGTGCTCGCGCGGGCGACAAAGCAAAGGTGGAGTGGCTCAACAACCTCAAGGTGATTGCAGGGCAGGCCGCCGAGAGGATCCTGCTCGATATCCCGGTGCCGCCTGCGCAGGAAACAGATCTCGATCTCGCCCGACTACGCACCGAGATCTCGCGGGCGATGGAAGAGCTCACGGAGAAAGAGCACTACGTCGTGCGCCGCTGGTTCCTCGAGGGGGCGACGCTGGCCACCATCGGCGACGAGCTCGGCGTAACGGAGTCGCGCGCGTGTCAACTCGGGTCGGCTGCTGTTTCTCGTTTGAGATCGGCCTTGCGGTTTGGTAGCGAACCCGTTTAGCTTCTGGGTGCTGCTCGGGCCAGGGCGGAAAGTCTTCGTCGTCTCCCGTCCTGGCTCGAGTGGCGCCTACCAAACTTATGGCAAGCCGACGCAAGAGGAAGAAGAATGGCGGCAAGCCTCGGAAAATGCCGCACGTCTCACGACACGAGACGACAAAGCGCGCGCGGGTTCGTAACCGTATCTTGCGGGAGCGCGCTCGCTGGGAATACATTCTCGACGTGTCGCATCCCTTCGTCGACGCTATCGTGCGTCGATTCTGCAAAGAGGTCGGAGTCGATCATCAGGTGGTGATCGCCGCTGTCGAGCGGCGCGCAGCCTTGCCCGCTGCTCTCGCCAGACTCTTCGAGCTTGAGCTCGGTGTACCTGCGTCGGCGTGGACGGCGGTAGCGCCGGCCACGCCCGCCGTGGCGCGCACGATCGAGCGGCAGCTTGAAAACTCTCCTGCCAATCTGCAAGCTAGAGAGATGCCGGTCCAGAAGCCGACGCCCGAAGTGCACTACAAGGGCGGCATGAGCAAGGTGAAGAGCGACAACGCTCTTTACGACTGGTTCAAGGCGCGCCACCTCAGCACGACGTGGCTCGCCGCGCAGCTCAAGGATCGCGGGATCGACATCTCCCGGTCTGCCTTGCAGACGTACATCACGGGGCAGCAAGTGCACGCCAAGTACGGGCTTCGGAAGACCAAGATGCCGCTCCGGATCGCGAGCGCGATCGAAGAGATCACCGAAGGTGAGGTCAAGGTCGAGAGCTGGCCTAACCTCGACGCCCAGTTGTAACGCAGGGTTACGGCGCGCTCGTCCTCTGGTTATTTCTGCTTGCCAGTCTGGCTAGCAGACGATATAACCGAAGGCATGGAGTGCTGGCGATGCTGGGGCGAGGGGGTCGAGTGGTGGGACGCGGCTGACGCCCGCGGCGAGCACTGCACCGACGAGGCCGTCTGCTCGGTGTGCGCCGGGACGGGGATGAAGCGCTGCGACTTGTGCATGCGCGGCCCCGCGACGGTGGACGGCGGCGTCGACGGACTCGGGTTCTGCCAGACGTGCCATCAGGAGATCGCAAAGGAGGAGTGTGCGGCATGACGACGAAGCGCGAGATGAAGGTTTGGCGGCCCTGTCAGTCGATGGAGTGCAACCACATCGACTGTTGGATCGAGCGCCGTCGGGCGCTCCGGAATGCCTGCTACGCGGCGGAGCTGAAGCTCCACGCGGGCGAGCATCCGGCCTTTCACGCCGAGGAGTCGGAGTCGTGAGCGCGCTTGACGCCGCGATCGAGCACTTGCGAGACGAGGGCGTCGGCGGCAGCCCGCCCGAGCTGGCCGTCGCCGACGACGCGGAGATTGAGCTTCGGCGTCTTCGCCACGTCGAGAACACGGTGCTGGACGCGCTCTATCGCTGGAACAACCCCCACGACTTCGTGGGGGCGGGCGAGCTGTTTCGCGCGCTCGAAGACGCTTTCCACACCCGCTGAGGAGGATGACCACCATGACCGCCACCGCCCTTGTCGCCGCCACGCCCGCCGAGCTCGCCGCCTACGATGAGGAGTTCGCCGTCTCGCGCCTTGTCGCCCAGAAGACCGCCATCCAGAAGGCGATGGCGTCCGTCATGAAGGCGGACGAGCATTACGGGAAGATCCCGGGGACGGACAAGGACAAGCCGACTCTCCTTCAACCCGGCGCCGACACGCTGTGTTTCCTCTTCCACCTCCGGACGGAGTTCGAGGAGATGACCGCGATCGAGCGCGACGACTTCGTCTTCTTCAAGATCCGGTGTCGCCTCTTTCACAAGCGCACGGGCGAGGAGTGGGGCAGCGGGATCGGCTCGGCCAACTCGCGCGAGAAGAAGTACCAGGCGCAGACGAGCGCCAAGAGCTGCCCCTCGTGCAAGAAGCCGTCGATCTTCAAGAGCAAGGAGGGCGGCTGGTTCTGCTGGAAGAAGAAAGGCGGTTGCGGGCTCAACTTCAAGGACGGCGACAAGTCCATCGAGGAGCAGGCGGCCGAGGTTCAGCCGATGGCCGTCTGGGATCTGCACAACACGATCCTCAAGATGGCGCTCAAGCGCGCCAAGGTCTCGGCCGTCCTCTCCTCGACGGCGGCGTCGGACATCTTCACGCAAGATCTCGATGACCTCGTCGAGGTGATGCCGGCGCCGCCGGCTCCCGCGCCCGCCAAGCCGGCCTCGCCCGCGCCCACGGCAAAGCTTGCCGAGCCCCCGTCGGGCCCGCGCGCAGCGCCGAGGGCCGCCGAGCCGACGCCCGAGGCGGTGGACGTGACCCCGGTGAACATCGCCACCGACACGGGCGAGGCGATCACCGACCGGACGCGCCTCGAGATCTCCGAGGTCGCGCTCAACGGGCTCAAGTGGAGCCTGCCGCACGCGAAGAACTGGCTCCACAAGATGTTCGAGGTCTACGACACTTCGCAGCTCACCGAGTTTCAGGGGCAGGACGCGATCGCGCTGCTCCAGGCGCGCCTCAAAAGCGAGGCGGCCTACAAGGCGAAGCTGTCCCTCTTCGCGCAGGCTGGGCGCGTGCTCGAGACGGCGGTGGAGGCGAAGTGAGCGAGCGATGGCAGTGGGCCGCCGGCCCGCGGGAGTACGTGCTCATGGAGGGGCAGCGGCGGCTGCTCTCGGTGCCGGCGGGCGCGGTCTGGAACCTGACGCCGATGGAACAGCGGCTCATCGAGGCGGCGCCGGAGCTGCTGGCGGAGCTCAAGGACATGGCCAACGATCATCCTTGCTGCGCTCCCATCGCTCTCGACCTCATCGCCCGCATCGAGGGGAAGTCGTGAGCGAACACAAGGTCAAGCTCGTCACCGCCTCGGGCCTGATGCGCAACTGCGGTCACCCGAGGCTGCTCGGCAAGCGCCGCATCCGGACCGCATCTCAGCTCAAGGCGCTCGACCGGGGCAACCTGTTCCAGGATGCGTGTTGGCCGTTCGTGCTCGGCAAGACGGCGGCCCCGGTGCCGGTCAACGACAGCATGGTCAACAAGTGGGCGGAGACGTTCCGCCAGGTGTGGGTGCATCGCCCCGGCGTCCTCGTCGAGCTGCCGCTGGGCCTGTCTCCCGTGGGCCGCCACGTCGAGGTGCTCGAGCCCCGGCCGCACGAGTACGAGGCCGCCGACGGCTTCTCTCTTCTGCTCACCGCCGGCCGCGCGGACATCGCATGGACCGAGCGGCACGGCGATCTCCTCATCGCCGTGATCCTCGACGTCAAGACGGGGCGCTTTGCCCCCGAGCGCCCGGCGAGCAATCCGCAGATCTGGAGCCTCGGGCTCTCGTTCGCCGATCGCGTGGGCGCGCAGGCGCTTCGAGTCGGGCTCTACTACGCACGTACGGGCGCCTTCGACTGGTATCCGGGCGCGGACGAGTTCGTGAGGCTCGATTCGGAGGAGGCGGCGCAGCGTTGGGACGACGTCACCAACCTCGCCATGCTCGACGAGGAGCCGCGGCCGGGGCCGTGGTGCGATTCGTGCTGGGAAAAGAACCACTGCCCCGAGGCGGTGACCGCCGCATGAGCGCCGAGATCTACCTCGGGACGCCGGCCGCCGAGCGAGCGGCGATCGTGCGGTGGCTGCGGGAGCTCGCCGAGAAGCGCTACGCCGATCCCGAGCTTCCAGACGTGATCCGAGTGTTCGCCAACTGCATCGAGTCTGGTTTTCACCGCGCGAGCTGGCAACCAGACGCGGACCTCCATGCACGTACGGCCCCCGAGGAGGTTGTGGACGCGGTTACGGTTACCCCCTCAGTTACGTAACCGACAGGTGACGTTTCTAGGTGTCACCCCGCATGAGGACCGCCAAGAATTTGACGGTTGCCCGCCACTTTTTGGTTGCTGCCCCGCTGGCAGGCATGGTTAAAGTTCGCTGGCGAGCGGTCTGGCCCGCCTGGTTATCTTCCGCCGGACCGCACACGGTAGCCCGCCCTGGTTGTGGACGGGCGTCCTTAACCGGAGGTGTGCTCGATGGGTGTCAGGGATCTGGACCGGGAATTTTGGCTGCTCCGTCGTGTGGTTTTGCAGCGGATCGAGGGCGATCGGAAGGAGATCGACCACGCCTTCGAGGTGCTCGAGGACGTGCGCCAGTCCTGCCCGCGGCCCCTGCTCGAGAGACTGAACGCGGCCTATCTGGCGCTGCGGCACGACCTGCGCTGCCATCGGCCAGAGCTACTGCCCCGCATGGATGCGTTGCTAGACAGGGTAGGTGTCTAGCGGTAAAGAGAAGCAAGAGGAGGACGGAATGAGACGACGGAAGCCCAAAATGTACAAGGTCACTCTCTGGTTAACTCCAGAGGAGTACGGGCGCCTGGCGAACCTGTGCCCGAACAAGATGTCATTTCACAAGCTCTGCCGAGCCCTGTTCGAGCTCGGCCATCAGCAGGGCCAGGCGCGGCTCGCTGCCTTGGCAGTCCAGATCCACGAGGCACGCCTCGGCAAGAAGGGCGCGAAAGTCGTTCCGATGGAGAAGTTCCGCATCGACGCGAAGAAGATCGCCGAGTCGATCGCCCGCGGCCGGCGATACGCGGTGGCGTGATGGCGCCGCCCTACTATCCACGAGGCAAGCTGCGCGCTGACGATCTCGGCGCGACAAACATCCGGATAGCCGTCCAGGACAACACGCTTCTCATCATCTTCGAGAAGCCGATCGACTGGCTCGGCCTCGGCCTCGCTGAGGTAGAGGCACTCATCGGCATCCTTCAGGAGCGGAAGAAGGAGCTCAAGCCGACGTAAAAAGCTGCGCGCCCCTCCGGCCCCTTGCTTGGCGGCCGAGGTCCGGAGGAGCGCGCCCCCTATCCCGTCACGTTCGAGCAACCAAACGCGCAGGAGTAGAGACCTTGAATAACCAAAATATCACGCCCGAGACGCTCGCAGCAATTATTGCGCAGGCGACCGCGAACGCAATGGCGCCGATGCTCCAGCAGCAGCAGCAAGCGTTTGCGGAGTTGGCGAAGACCACGGCGGCAAACACGCAGCTTGCGCCGAGTCGACCGAGCGGGGCGCCCGAGTTGATCCGCGACCTCTTCAAGAAGCACTACCTCGTCGAGGGGCAGCTCCGCCGCTCGGCCAAGGACATCAAGACGCGCGGCAACACGATCTGCGCGACGGTGCTCGAGATCGACGGCGTCGAGCAGCCGCTCGGGAAGTTCCCGGTGGGCGTGATGTCGCGGGTGGTGGCGTCGCTCTATCGCGAGAAGCGCAAGTCGACGGGCAAGACCCGCTACGGGACGCCGCCCAAGACGGCGACGCTCAACCGGGAGATTGCGCTCCTCAAGAGGGTGTACAGCTACGCGACGAGCGAGGGCTGGGTGACGAAGAATCCCCTCTCGAAGTTTGGCCTCGAGGAGGAGGACAACATCCGCAACGTGGAACTGCCGCCGGAGGACTTCGCCCACCTGCTGACGTTCTGCGATCACAAGACGGCGGCGCTGGCGATGGCGTACTACTCGACGGGGTGCCGGCGGCTGGAGATCCAACATCTCAAGTGGACGGGCTTCGACCACGAGACGGGGCAGATTTTCCTGCTTAAGACGAAGACGAAGGGCAAGAAGAAGCGGGAGCCGGTGCTCTCGCCGGAGGCACTCAAGGCGATCTTGTCGATGCCCCGGGTGGCCGGCTCCGAGTACGTCTTTGCGTCGCCGGAGACGAAGAAGCCGATCGCCTCGCGGTTTCTGCTCAAGCTGTTTCAGCGGGCGGTGCGGCGAAGCGGGCTTGAGGAGAAGCGGGGGCACATCTCCTGGCACACGCTGCGCCACCAGTTCGTGCGCAACGGCCGGCAGGACGGGCTTTCGGAGAAGGTGCTCATGGCGGCGGGGGGCTGGGCGACACGGAGCGCGTTCGACCGTTACGGCATGCCGAGCGACGACGAGATCACGGACGCCTTCCGCCGGGTGCACCGGCGCATCGGCCCCAAGGCGATCATGCGTGACGGGCAGGCGCCCGTTACCTCCGAGGACAGTTCTGAGAGCGAGCCGGTCAAAAAGGCTGGCTAGCCGAAAAAGCCGTGTCAAGTTAGTGACGTTTCCAGGTTGACGGCCTGGGTCGTTATCTGGTTTGATGCGGTTGCTGGTTGCTGCTGTTTCGCTTGCGAGCAGGCCCCCCGAGTGGGTTCGTGTGGCGCTCCCCTGACCTTCAACCAGCCAGGGTTGACGTGTGCACGCGGATCCTCTCGGCGGGCCTGCCGCAAGACAAACCGGTACAAAGGCACGCGGCGAGAGCCACGGATTTTCACCGGACTGATCTTGAGGGAGAGCGTGCATGGAACTTCCGGAACGTGAACGATTTTGCCTGGTTGGATTCGTGAGCCCAGCAGGGATCGAACCTGCGACCTACGGATTAAAAGTCCATGGTCCAACTACACGGACGTGCGGGATCGTATCGAGTAAGCGGCTCAACTTCGTTCAACGCCCCGGAACGCCCATGGGCGTCCAGAGAGGTGGGAGAGTTTCTCTTGCCCGGCGCCCGGCGTCAAGTTCCCGGAGGGCGGCGTGAAGCCCCCACTGGCGTGGACGCTCTCCCCAGGGTTCCGGCACCTGGGCTCCGTCGCCGAGCTGGACCTGTCGCCCCGGTGCGATGGATGGAACGACGAGGATGACGCCTCCTCGTTCTGGGCCGTCGAGGTCTACGACGGCGTCGCTTACACCTACTGCAAGCGGCCCGAGAAGCTGGACCTAGCCAGCCCGGCCCCCGACGCCTGGCGGCCGCTGACCCGGGAGGAGCTGCCTTGATCGCCCGGCTCAATGTCCCCGTGTTCGCCGGGGGGGTGATCGTCGGCGGCGTCGTCGCCTCCCTCTGCCCGTCCATCCCCTGGCCGCTGGCGCTCGTCTACGTGGCTGGCCTCCTGTTTGCGTCGGTGGAGGTCTACCGCCGTGGCTAGGCGCACCCGACGCGACTACCGCACCGCTGAGCACTACCGGAAGCTGAGGGCCCAGCGCCGCAAGAAGGGGCTTTGCACATGGTGCGGCAAGCCCAGCAAGCCCGCCCGGCTCTGCCTGTCCTGTAAGCAGACGCCGAGCTATCTCAAGTCCTCCTACGTCCCCAAGGGCGTCAACAAGTGCCGGCTCTGCCGGTTGCCAGGCCACAACAAGCGGCGCTGCCCGGCGGCGGCCCAGAAGGCGGCGGCCTGATGGCCGGCTTCAACATGGTGCCGAGGAAGCTGAAGAAGGTGATGCGCGAGCGGCAGGTGTGCCTTTGCCCGTCGTGCATCGCCGCCCAGGCCGGGCGCAAGGAGGCGCTCCGGGAGTACAAGCGCGCCTTGCAACGTAACCCGCACTTTCGGAAAGGGAAGCAGCCATGAAGACGACGTCGAAGCTCCTCACCGTAGTTCGAGCCATCCGCCGGGCGCTGCGGGCCGAGCAGAAGCGGCTCGGCCGCTCCGAGCGTTGGTACGTCCAGCAATGCCGACGAAACGGGGTTCTCCCGTGAACAGCCGGCAGAAGGCCCTGCGGGAGCAGGCCCGGGACATCCTCTCAATCCGCACCCGCCTACGGCAGGCCCAGAACGACTACGCGAACAGCATCCGCGACTACGTGATGACGTGCGCGACGGACGAGGACGTCTCTGAGCTGATACATGACCTTGTCGAGGTGGTGCGCCCATGAGCCCCAAGGTCGGCTGCCACATCCGGATCCGCGAGAAGGCGCTGCCGCTTGTCCGGCAGTTCTACCCAGCCATCGGCGGCAGGGAAGAGATGAGCTACCTCGTGACGTTCATCGAGGTGCGCCAAGGACGCAAGGTCATCTACTTCCAGTTGTTGAACGGTGACACGGCTGCGGCCTGGGCCGGCCACGTGGTGCCGCTGCCTCGCTGCCGAGTCTGCGACTCGGAGGAGCACAAGACCCCGAAGCCCACCGCCAAGAACCCGCCCTGTCGCTTCGAGTCCGTTGCCGCCTAGGAGATCAGTGGAAGCCCTACGACCCAAGATCCGCCTGATCGTCGGAGCCGTCCCTGACCACGATCTCGCCGCCGAGCTCATTCTCAACCTCGTCCTCGCCGCGATGGAGGCCCAGGAGAGCGCCCGCCAGCAAGCCGCCGTCGAAGCACGCCGCGAGAAGTGGCGCACCTACAAGCGCGGCCCCGTCGCCCCACCGGCGAACGATGTTCCTAAGAGTTCCAGTGGAGTTCCAGAGGAGTTCCAAAGAATTCCGCTGAACGAAAAAGCTACCGCGCTTATTGAGATCTCAGAATCAGAAGAGAAAGAGATCTCAGAGTCAGAGGAAGAATCAAGAAGTGCGGTAACGCCGCCTCCCGATCTCGTCGCTTCCGAGCCTCCCGAGCCGCCGGTGATGACTTTCCCCACAAGGGGGAAGGTGAAGGAGTGGCACCTCCTGCAGGCCTTCGTTCGGCAGTGCGAGGAGGCTTTTCCCGGGGCCGACGTCATCGCTCAATTCCGAGCTGCGCGCCTCTGGTGTGAGGCCAATCCGGCGAAGCGCAAGACCGCCAAGGGCATGCAGGCGTTCCTCGCCCGGTGGCTGTCGAACAACGCCGACAAGCCCGCGCGCGCGTCCCCGGCGAACGGCAAGCCCGCGGACATTCGTGTCGGACATGCACGTGTAGACCCGAACTTTCAGTACCCCGTCGGAGAGCAGGAGATATGAGCTACCACGACATCCTCGCCAGACTCTCGGCCCGGCTCGACGATCCGGCCACGAAGGCCGAGCAGGAGGCCGCCGAGGCCGAGCGCCGGGCCGAGCAACTCGCCGAGTGGAAGCTCGCCCAACGGTGGGCGCTCGAGTCGGCCGACGTCCCCGACAAGGACGTCGAGCTCATCGGTTCGGGGAAGGTCTACGAGACCCCGGCCGTCCAGGAGCTCGGCAAGGCCGGTAACCTCGTCGTCCTGTCGGGCTCCCCGGGCTGCGGCAAGACGACCGCCGCCGCGGTCTGGATCCACGCCTACATCGCCGACAAGGCGAACTGGGATCTCTCCTGGACGCCCACCCTCGTCGGCCCAAAGCCGATGTGGATGTCCGCCGCCCGCCTCTCCCGCTTCCCTAAGTACGACGAGGAGGCCATGCGCCGCCTGCTGCGCACGCCGCGCCTCGTGCTCGACGATCTCGGCGTCGAGTACATGGACGACAAGGGTGCCTACATGAGCCTCCTCGACGAGGTGCTCAACGAGCGCTACGCCGGGCGCCGTCCGACGGTCCTGACGACGAACCTGACCGCCGAGGACTTCAAGGCCCGCTACGGCGCGCGCATCGCCGACCGCATCCGCGAGGTGGGCCGGTTCGTCAGCCTCGGCACCAAGAGCTACCGCAAAGAACGTTCCACGAGGAACGGAAAAGCCGCATGACCCCGCCCTTTCAGGCGTTCGAGCGCATCCCCCGGCTCCACCGCGACATCGTCATCACCGAGAAGCTCGACGGCACCAACGCTGTCGTCCACATCGACGACAGCGGCACCGTGGTCACCGCCGGCAGTCGGAGCCGCTGGATCACCCCGGACAACGACAACTACGGCTTCGCCCGCTGGGTGGAGGAGAACAAGCAGGAGCTCCTCAAGCTCGGCCCCGGCTACCACTATGGCGAGTGGTGGGGCGCCGGCATCCAGCGCCGCTACGGGCTCAAGGAGAAGCGCTGGAGCCTGTTTAACACCGCCCGGTGGAGCGACCCAGCGGTGCGCCCGGCCTGCTGCCACGTGGTGCCCCTGCTCTACGACGGCCCGCTCCTCGGCCTCGGCGATCCGGTCAAGGACTGCCTCGCGTCCCTCTGGTGCAGTGGGAGCGTCGCGGCGCCCGGATTCATGCAGCCCGAGGGGATCGTCGTGTTCCACAAGGCCAGCAACCACCTCTACAAGGTCACCCTCCCCGACGACGGACACAAGAAAGCAAAAGGAGCCCCGACATGATCAGCACCCAAGTCACCGGCCGCGTTCGAGAGGTCATCACCAAGGAGCACAAGGGCACGAACTACTACTCGGTCCTCGTCGACGCCCGCGTCATGAAGTGGGACTCCGACGCCAAGGCCGAGCGGGAGGCCAACGCCCCCCTGCTCGTCAAGCTCTGGGGGCGCGCTGCCAAGCGGGCGCCCAAGCTGGCGAAGGGCCAGCTCATCGAGCTCAAGGGCAACGCCGAGAGCCGGGAGTACAAGGACTCCTGGTTCACGGACGTCAACGCCGACACGCTCATCGTCCTCGACGGGGCGGGCGCCAGGGACCGCGAGCCAGGCGATGATGACGACAAGATCGAGCCGCCCTTCTAATGCGCAGGCGCCTGTCGTGGGGCTCGGTCCGCCGGGCCAAGTCTGACGCCATCGCCGCCGAGTGCGACGACATCGTCCTCGTCCATGGCGGCTCGATTCTCAAGCTGGACGCGGCCAGGGACGGTGTCCCCGACCGCGTGATCGGCTACCACGGCCTCAACGACGTCTGGGAGTACAAGGACCCGAAGAAGGGCCGGCTCCGGCCGGCGCAGGAGGAGCTCATCGAAAACTGGCGCGGCGCCCCCATCCGCATCGTGCGGGGGCGCGACGACGCGCTCGAAGCGCTCGCCTACATGAGAGAGCGAGCGCGAAAGGGGAGCCTATGACCATCCGATCGAAAAGGCAGCTCGTCACCCTCGCCTGGGTCCTCGGCCTCGTCGCCTACGGCCTTCTCACCGGCGACGACGCGATGATGTACTACTACGGCCGCTAGTGCCGATGGCAATCAGGCGCGAAAACCGCGTTACAGGGCCGCACCTCGCCGAGCGCCCGAATGACAAGCCGTTCCGGGTTTACTGGGGCGTCTCCGTCTTTCGGAACGAACACGGATACTTTGAGGCCGTTCGCATCCCAGGATACGACCTCTTTGAAGAGTGCGAGTGCGAAGCCCTCGCTCAGCGCTTGGCGAACGCGCGGCTAAGCGTGTAGACGGCGCCGGTGACGGCGTTGGCAATCACCTTCCACTGGGGCGGCACGGCCTCGACGAGGTGCGGGGCGAGCGTCGTCACGATCGTTACCCAGAACTCCGTCGTCTTCCAACCGTCCTTCTTCTTCGGCGCTGGCGTCTCGCTCATCGTGTCCTCCTAGAGCCCTGCCACTTCAAGGGCCCGGTTCGCTTGCTCGACCATGCCGCCGGGGCCAAACCCCGGCGACTTGTGGTAGGGGTCGGCGATCCCGTCGAGCATCATCGCCGCGTGCCACAGTTCGTGCGCGAGGGCGGTCTCGTGGATCTTGGTGTTGTCGGGCAACGCCACCGTCACCGCCCAGGGCACATAGGTCACGCCGCCCACGCAGTCGTTGCCGATGGTGACCGCCCGGAAGCCCTTGCCGTCGCGGCAGTTGAGCTCCTCCTGGCCGATCCAGAAGACCCCAGGGGGCGGCTCCTTGCGCCCGTAGACGGTCCGCCAGACGAGCTCCACGGCCTCCTTCGAGCCCTCCGGCGACGGCGCCGGCCGGAACATCGACCGGAACCCCGGCGAGCACGAGGCGACGAGCAGCACCGCGAGAACGATCACCCAGAAGCAGACGGCGCCCATGACGTCCCGAGCGCTCACGCGTTCTCGCTCCCGACGCCCCGGCCATCCCAGCGGGCAAGCGTACCGTTCGGCTTCTTGGGCCGGATGTCGAGGTGGAGCCAGCGGGGATACTTGCCGATGGCTCCGAGGCCAGGCAGCCGGCCGTTGGCCCACAGCCGCTCGACCATGGCCTCGAACTTCGGCAGCGTGTCCAGGAACACCGGCCGGATGTCGGCCGCCTCCCCGGTCATGTGCTTCGAGGCCTTGGCTCCGCCGACTTTCTCGTTCCACTTCGGAGAGCGCCAGCCGGAGACGATGATGATCGGCCCATACCACTCCTCTCGGAGTGGCTGGAGTACCGTCATGCAGAGGCGTTTGAGGTTCGGGATGACGTGCGCCGGCACCCCCTCGCCGCTGTGGCAGTCGAACTCGTCGCTGTCGAAGTTGAGCGTGAGCCTCACAGGCCTAGTCCTTTGACCGCCCGGCGAGCTTCATGCGCAAGATCGCCGATCTCGCCGAGCTTCTGCGCAAGCTGACTGAGAAGGCTTCGGCGTGCATCGCCTTCCAGCTCATCGAGACGTTTCGCAGTTTCTGCGCAGTCGAGTCCAATAGCGTCGAGTGCAAGGGCGAGGTTTGCGAGGCTGATTGCCTCGGCTGAGGGGATTCGCCGTCCCCGGGGCGGTGTGTCGTGGTGCTCCATGGCCATCTCATGGGACTTTCGCGGACTGGACGATGTAAGAGAGGCGTAGGAGCCAGGCCACCATCGTCACCCCGAGGGCGGTGATGATGATCCAGGCGATGCGGCTCATGATGTCGCGGCGGCGGTCGTGCTCAGCGAGCCGCCACAAGATCCCCTTGTGCGGCTCATGATCCGGGCCCTGCAAGGCGGTGGTCAGCTTGGTGACGGCGTCGGTGAGATCGGCCATCTGCGAGGCGAGCCTGATGAGGCTGTCCTCCGTCCCCGCCGACCGCGCCTCGAGCTCGCGAACCCGCGCATCAATGGGCAGGTTCGGGTGTGTAGGAGAAGCCCGACGCAGGGGCGGGGGCGTATCAGTCATAACTCTACCCAGTCGGGCCGCCGCCAATTTTGATGTACGCCTTGAGGAGCACGCGGAGCGCTGCCTGAAGCTGCGTCGCCGTCATGGCGTCGACCGCAGCGTCCCATTCCGCCTCGCTCGTGATCGGCGGAACCTGGTTCTTGCAGTACGTCGCGATCCTTCGCTCGGTCTTCTCCTGGTCGAACGAGACCAGGGGATCGTTCGTGGAAACCTTGTAGCCCATGGCGTTACCTCGGGAAGATGCAGAGGACCCAGTCGATACGGAGGGTGCGAACTGCCCCAGTGGCCTGGTTGCGAGCGGAGGCGATGACCGCGTAAGCGCCCGTCGCCGTGGACGACTGCGTGGCGGACAGCTCCGCCTCGTCGTCGAAGCGGCCCCGAAGGACGTTGTCCCCCTGGCAGTAGGCCTCGCCGATGTGCGAGGCCGTGTCGACGGAGACGGTGGACGTTAGCCCCGTCGTGCTCGAACTGTAGTTTCCGTCATACAGGATCACGTACTTTGTCGCGCTGATCGGCCCGACGGCGCCGAGGGTGACCGCGTTAGCCGTGCCAGCGGTGGCGTAAAGACCGTTGAAGCACCTGGTCTCGGCGTCGATCGTCGTCGTCACCGAGAACTTCGTCGCGTAGTAGAAGCGGTCCGTCAGGGCCGACGACACGATGTTGTTCTCGGTGTAGACCTCGCCGATGCCGTTCGCCGTGCCGCCCGAGGTGAGCTGAATGAGGCCACCCTTCGTCCCGGCGAGGAGCCGCGAGAATGCGCCCGTGCCGCTGTGGCCCGCGATCCAGCCGTTCGGTGCGGTGGTGCCGCACGCCGTGAAGTCCTCCCAGTAGAAGCCGGCGTTGTTCGTCAGGCCGGTCGCGGCGATGCCACGGGCGAAGTACTTGTTGAAGTCGTCGGCGAACCGACCGGGGATGGCGGCGTACATGGTTAGCCTCCGAGCGCCCGGTCGTAGTGGCCCACGAGCGCGAGTCGCCACGTGGTCTGTGCGCTGCCGCCATTCACGAAATCGAGCTTCCAGTCGTAGAAGGGATCGACGAGGAAGTCGTAGGGGCCGTTGACGACGCCCGAGCCGGCCGCCGCCACCGCCTGGCTCGAGTACTCGTCCCACGTGGTGCCGCCGTTCGTCGAGCAGTACGCCTTGAGCGTGCCGCTGTGGCTGTTTTTCATGGTGAGCGTGAAGCGCTTGATCCCCGTCGTGGGGAGCACTTTCGCGCCCATGGCGGTCACCGTGGAAAAGAGGGTGTAGGTGTTCGAATCAGCGCCCGGGGTGCCCCCCGAGACGGCGTATCCGGTGGACGGCTGGGTCATTGACTGGCTCCTGTTTGCTCGCGCTTGAGCGACTCAAGCGCGTCGAGAACGGCCTGCTCGATCGGGGGCAGGAACGCGGGCACCATCCCCGGCAGGCGAACGGACGGCGGGCGAAGAAGGCGGCGCTCTCCCCACTCGGCGGCGGGGTGAATGCCCTTGGCCAGGAACGGGCGAGCGAGGCGCAGCTCGCCCTTGCCGCCCAGCCACGAGGGCACCTGGAACTCGAGGCTGTCCTGCGCGGCTTGGCGGGCGGCCCGCTCCTCGACCTCGGAGAGGACGGCGCGCGGCCCATGGAATGCCTCCTCGAGATCGTACGGAGTGAGGCGCTCGCTGTAGGGGAATTGCTCGCGGAGCTCGTCGAGTCGGCGCTGCTCCATACCGGAGGCGCCGCTCGCGTCGTCGCCGTACCGCATGATCTGCTTGGCGAGGGAGCCCTCAGACTCTGAGCGCATCCGCTCCTCGGTGCGCTCGAGCTTCTGGCGTCTCGCGTGTGCACGGCGATCGGCAAGGGACATCTTTGGCGCTACGGCCGGCATCACCTCATGACGGATTAGGTCGGCATACTTCTGGATGATCGTGTCAGTCGGGTGCTGGTTTGCGACGTCGTAGTTGATCTGATCGTCAAGCGCCTTCTTGATGGCGTGCCACTGGTCCGCCGTCAGCGCCCGGTTGGGCGTCAGAGGGCCGCCGACGCGCCCTCTGACCTCCTCGATCGGGACCTCGAAGACGTCGTCCTGGTACGTCGAGGTGGAAACCCCCTGAAAACCAGGCCGCTCGATACGATCGACGACGACCGGCTCAGGAGAGTCGGTCGTCACCGCCCGTCCTTGCACCTGATTCGGTAGTCCCTCCTCCGAGTACCAGTCGGACCGCGGCGAGACGGTCTGCTCCCGGTCGGCCCCGACGCCACGGCCCTTGCGCTGGACAAACACCGCCGCTGGGCTTGTAGACACTTCTTCGACCGCTGCCGGCGGGTGAAGCTCCACCGGGCGCTCGAGCATCTCCTCCACGCCGCCGACTGGACCGGCGCCCCGGATGGCCGTCGCCGGATACACCGTCTCCGTCGGCTCCTTTTGTCCGCGGAGCATTCGCCGAACGTTCATGAGGGTGGCGCGCGCTCCGGGCCGCAGGTTCCGAGTGACCGGGTTGGCGAGATCTTTCTCAAGCTCCTCGAGTACCTGCTCGGAGCTGTGGAGACGGGAGCCCTGCGCCGCACTTGCGGCGGGCCCTTCGACGTGGGTAAGCCGCTTCTCGGTTGCCCGCTTCTGAATGGCCACCTCGCCCTTGATCTTCTGCTCCGCCTCGTCGGCGAGCTGTCCGGCGCCGTGCTTCGTGGGCGGCACGCCGTACTTCTGCGACGGCGGCGTCGCCCCATACGACGGCGGGCGCTTGAGCATCGGGATCTCGGGAACGAGCTTTTCGACGACGGGCTTCGCCGCTCGGAGCATGTGCGGGACCCCGTCCTGTCCGACCGCAGCCGCGGGACCGAGCATCGCGCCGAGTTTCCCGCTTTCGACCCCAGCCGAATGCGCCTCTAGCGGCGTCTCGGTGCCTTTGGCGAGCGAGCGCCCGACGCCCTCCGTGTATCCACCGGCGCCACCGGCCACGACTGCCCGCCCGGCCTTGTCGAGGAGCTTCTCGCCAGCCAGGAGGCCCTTGCCCCCTTGATAGAGCTTCTGCGCGACAGGGACTCCGAGGCTGCCTACGAGGCCGCCCCAGATCTCGGCGCCACCGGCCAGCCACGGGTGCTCATCGGCCGCAGCGACGTCCCTACGCGCCTCGGCGATTTCGTCGGGGCGGGAGACGTTCCCACGTTCGAGCACGTTGTCCGGGCTGGCCACACCAAAGGCCGCGCCGCGCCGGACACCCGTACCCAGCGCGCGCCCGTAACCCTTCGCCTGCGCGAGGAGCTCGCCGAACAAGGAAGGGCTCGCCGGCATTGGGGAAAACCCCTTCTTCGCCTTCTCGATGAGCTGGGGCTCGCGCTCGACCTGCTTGGCCATGTGGGCCAAGTCCCCGGCGGTGACGCCCTGAGACAGAAGGCTATCGACGAGCGCGTCGAGCTCGTTGTCGTCAGCCACGGGCCGCCTCCCTCTTGTCGAGACGGGGCAGCAAGGGGAAACTAGAGATCATGAAGCGCGTGGCGTTCGGCGTGGCGATGTTCTTCCTGGGGACGATGTTCTCGTCGGGCTCGTCGGAGGCCGAGAAGGCGTCGGAGGCGCTGGCGCTCCTGTGCAAACGGCACAAGGAAGAGATCGCGCGCGCGAAGAAGGTCCACGACGCAGTCTTGCTCAAAGCAAACGCACCGCGCCCGTCACGCGCCGACGACATGGCCGGTTGGGCCGCGTACGCCGAGAACAACACGCTCTGGCGCATGTATCGCGTATTCTGCGAGTAGCTCACGGCGCTTCCCCGCTGAGTTTCTGGCGCAAGGCCGGGTTGCGACGGAGTAGTTGCTTCAGTCGCTCGCGCTCGGCGGCTTGCTTGTTCGGATCAGGGGCGGGGGTTGGGTTGCCGCGCTCCGGGCGAGTTTCGCTCGGCGGACGAATGCCTGTCGCCCTCTTCCCGGCGGGGGAGTCGATGATGATCGTGGCGCCGTCCACCTTGATCGGAGGGCGCCCGAACGTGCGGAAATTCCGGTTGTACCAGTGAGCCGTGTTCCCCTTCATGTTCTGGTACAAGGGATCGTCGATGAACGACTCCCGGAAATCTCGCTCCAGTTCGTCCACCCGACGAGTCACCAAGTCGCCGAACCTGCCCATGATGGACTGCTCGAAGATCTTTCGCTGACCGGCAGCTAGCCCGCCGCTCATCCACGCCTCGACGAGCTGGTTGAAGGACTCCCACTTTCCTCCGACGCTCTCTATGATCTTCCTCTGCTCGTCTTCCGTGAACACGCCGGGGCCAGCGATCTTGCGACCGATCGCAAACCGCGCGGACGTCGAGTCGATCTGGTTCTTCGACCGGATCTCGCGCAGGGCGATCTGAAGTGCCCGATGCTCTTCGCGCGCATCGTCGTAGCCGGCGTCCTTCTGCCACTGCTGAACATCGGTACGCAGATCTCGCGCAGCAGATTGCGTGAATCGCGCCTCTTCCCCAGGAGTGACCTTGACCCCGTGCATGCCAGCGCGCCTCGTCGACTCCTGCTGCTCGATGAGCGCGCCGATTCGCTTGCTGTAGGTCTCGAAAGCGTCCTGCGGCGTCTTGAAAGCTCCGGTCTGCGCCTGGCCGAGTGACTCGTCCGCGGCAACTCGGCCAAGCTTCTGGTGCTCTGGCGGCAGTCTGGTGATCATCTCCTCGAACTGAGGAGCGAGTGAGTCGGCGAGCTGCTTGCCTCGCGCGAGCCGCGCCTGGTTATCGGCGGCGAGGGAGAGCGTGGTCTCCGCCCCGGCCGGCATGCGGAGGGTGTAGTTGCCGGTCGGCTGCGGATTGGCGACCGCTTGGTGATCGGCTTCAGCCTGGGCCGCGTACTGCGCCTGTCGCTGCTGAAGATCTGGCGCGGCCTCCTCGGCGATCGAGGCCGGCGGGGTGAGGGGCGGCAGGGAAGACAGAAACGGAGAGGGAGGCATCTCCGGCTCGAACTCCATCCCGTTCGCCTGGGCGATGAGCCGCGCCCCCTCGACGTCCTGCTCGCCGAGCGCCTTGCGCACGTCGGGCGCTGCCTTGGCGGCCTGCTCCTGGAGGCGCTGGTTGGCCTTGACCTGCGCGGCCTGGATGCGGGCTGCGTTCTGCGCCTCGGCGTGCTCGCGCTGCCAACCGAGGTTGTCCCGGTTGTACTGCTCGGTCGCGAGGTGGTGACGGTGCATCTCCGCCCGCTGCGCCTCGGCGGCCATCCGCTGCTGCTCGAGCTGCTGCATCTGGAGCCGCCGATCGGCGTACGCCTGAAGCAGGCTCGAGATGTTCGAGAGCTCACCTGCGAGCGGCGACGGCGCCGACGGCTTGGTGAGCCCGGACCAGTCGAGACGAGCCATCCTAGTCCTCGTCCCTCTTCACGTTCGAGCGCGGATCCGTGATGGTCTTGTACGCGGCCCGCTGGGTCGGGGTGTACGTGGCCGTGGGATCGCTCGCCCGGGGCGCGGGCGGCAGAGCGGACAGCGGGAGCGAGAACGTCCTGAACAGGTTCTGGATGGCCTGATCGGCCGCCTGCCCCTCGAGCTCGCCCTGCTTGATGCGCCCCTGGATCTGCTCCCACTCGAGCTCGAACTGCTCGCGCCGGGCGGCGTCCATGCCGGCCGAGTAGGTCGCGATCTGGTGCTCGACGAGCCGGAAAAGGTTGTCGACCTCGCGTTGGTAGCGGCCCTCCTCAAGACCCTGCGCGGTGGTCGCCCCAGACATCCCCGTCTCGAAGGTGTCGAGGCCCTCCTTGGAGACGTTGCCCGCGATGTTCGAGCCCATCCCGAACTTGGCCATGATGTTGTCGAAGATGGCCTGCTCGAGCTTGGCGCGCTCGGCGCGCCGGTCGGCCCCCGCCTTGTCGGCGGCGCCGCCATGCTTCATGAGATCCTCGACGATGGCGCGAACCTCCGCCCCAACCTTCGCCGCCACCTCGGCGCCGCCCTTGACCCGGCCCTCGCCCGCAGCCTGCGCCGCGTGAGCCTCGCGCATGAGCGTCGTGATGCGCTCCATCGCCTTGCCCTGCGCCTCACTGGAGAAATTGCCGGCAGAGATGAGCCGGTTCATCGCCGCTGACTGCGCACGGTCGGCCGTGTCGGCTCCGAGGCCCACCCGCTCGATCGCGCGGCCCTGGGCGTTGTTCGCCGCCTGGCCGCCGAGCTCCAGGCCGCGGAAGCGCTGGTCTTGGATGGTCTTGAGAAGATCCTGGCGGGACTTCGCGCGCTGGAGCGCGATCTGGTCGACGCTCTGGGCGCCCTCGAAGCCGAGGCCGATGCGCCCCCGGAGCGACGAATCCGCCCCCTGCATGAGATCGAGACCGTAGCGGTCGCGCCCGAGGCGCTGGTTGTCCGCCTCGGCGGCGAGCGCCGCCATGTCGCGCGCCTGCTGCGCGCCGAGCTCGGCGTTGAGCTCGCCGGTGGCCCGCAGGGCCGCGCCGGTGTTGAATCCACCCTTCGCGGCGGCGGCCTCATCAAGGCGCCGGGCGCCGGTCTTGTAGGCCTGATCGTAGTAGCGGTTGAGGCCGGTGTTGCCCTCTTCGTAGAGGCGCTCGGTGTTCGTCTTGTACTTGGGGTCATACCCCTGGGCCATGCGCTCGGTGTAGCCGGCGTTTTCGAGCTGGCCGCGGTTCTTGGTGAAGAAGTCCTCCATCATCACCGCGCGGTTGATGTCCGACTCGACGTCACCACGGCCGCGCTCGAGCTCACCCGGACGGGTGTAGTCGTAGCGGTTCTCGATGTACCAGTTCTCGGCGGCGCCGGGATTCGCGAAGAAGGTGCGGAAGTCGTCGTTGAACCGCTCCATCGCACCCGGGCGCGCGAACTCGCCCTTGTTGGCGCCCCACCACTTCTCGAACTCCCCTGGTTCGAGGAAGAAGCCCTTGTTGTCGGCGAACGCGCGCTCGCCCTCGCCCGGCCGGTCGAAGGTGCCCCGGTTGGCGTTCCAGTAGTCGCCGAGCGTGCCGGAGCCCTGGAGCATCCGCTGGATCTCGGGCCACATGTCCTCGACGCGCGACGAAGACGGGATCTGGTTGCGGAGATCCTGGAGGCCTTCGAGCCCCTGGTCGGGGTTCGTGAACCACCCCTGAATTCCCTGCCAGTAGCCGGCGAGCGGCTGCTGCCCCTGGAGCCGCCAGGCGTTGTCCTTCCAGTACTGCTCGCCGACGCCTGGCTTCGAGAGCACGCCATCGGTGCGCGGCACGGGCGACGCAGGCTTCGTCGGCCGCGGCGCCGTCGGCCGCGGCGTCGTCGCGAGTGGGTTGGCGGGCGGCATGGGGAGCCCCACAAGGCCCGGAGGCGTCGTGTACGCCCCCGTGGCCCCGTTCATGCCGCTTCCGCCGCGCCAATCCGTATCAGGCGGGCGCGTCTTCTTCCTCGACGGCGGCGGCGTGAATCCGCTCCATCCGGCCATCGTTACCCCCCCATGCCCGGCATGCGGGGCGGCATCCCGCCCTGCGGGGGCAGGCCGCCTCCGCCCGTGCCGTACAGCTCGCCGAGGCGGTTCTGGATGGGGCCGTAGAAGGACATGATCTTGTCGAGATCGCCCATCCGCTGCTCGTAGCGCTGGCGAGACAGGATCTGCAGGCGCTTCATCGCAGCGTCCATCGCGCGCCGCCGGGCGTCCTCGGCGCGCTTCTGCTCCATGCCGCCCAAGAATCCGAGCCCGAGCCCAAGCCCGCCGCCGACCGCGGCGCCGATGCCGGTTCCGACGCCGGGGATGGACGAACCGATGAGCGCGCCCGTCGCTGCCCCGCTGGCGCCGCCGCCGAGAGAGCCGGTAAAGCGTGGATCCACTGTCATCCTCCTACGTGAGCACCTCGAAGTCCTCTTCCGCGCCGATGAAGGCGAGCTCCGCTGAAGAGTCGTATTCGAGCTTCCATTGACGTTGGCGGTAAGTGCCGGAGCTGTGGATCTCGACAATCGGATCGTAGTCGCCCGCCGTCCCCAGACTCACCATGGTCTGGGGACAAAAGGCCCCGCCGTCGTCGCGCCAGGAGATGGCCACCTGGGGCGCGGTGCCGCCGTAGCTGCCCACGCCCCGCTTGAACATGAACCGGGTGGACCTGTTCAGCTTCCAGGCTTTCGTGCCGTGGCTTACAAAACCGGTGACGAGCTCGACCTTGATGGGGTTCGACAGATCCGTGTACGCCGAGGCGTCGAGCTTGGCGATCTGGCCCGTGGAAAGGCCCACGAGGAGGAGGTTCCGCTCGGGCCAGGCGACGGCCGATGTGATGTTGATGGACTGCCAACCCGACGAGCCGAAGGCGCGCCACTCGGCCCAGCGGGAGGTGTTCAGGTCGAAGATGAGCCCCTTCCCCTCGGTGGGGAAGAAGGTGACGCAGGCGTCCCACTGGTCGATCTGCAGGCGGACGCCCCAGGCGTCATCGACCGTCGAGTAGGCGTCCAGCGTCCGCTTGAGGAATTTCGAGCTGACGTCATCGAAGCCCCGGCCGTCGGTCATGACGAACCGGCGGAGCCGCTCGAACATGAAGAAGTTCGCGTCGACGGGGGTGATGGAGTAGGGCGCGATGGGGGCGATGTCGAGCGCGCGCGAGCGGGCGAATCCCGTGTACGGATCCGGGACGTGTACCTCGACAGTGCGCGAGCCGAAGGCGAAGATCTCGCCGCCGTTTTCGTGGAGAGCCACGAGCCGGTCGTGCTTCGATTCCGCCTCGGCGTAGTTGAGCGCGTCCCAAGTCTCGTGCGCCGTGTCCCCGAGGCCGCTCCAGCGGAAGATCCCGGAGACGTCGGCGACGGAGCCGACGATGCGCGTAGCGATGCCGGCCACGTGAGTAAGTGAGGGCGGCGAGCCCCCGAGGCGGGCGGACAGCCCCAAGCCCGTCCACTTCTGAGGCGCGCCGCCCCCGGTAACTACAACCTTCGTTCGCAGCGGCAGGAACACCGGGCGATCGGGCCCGGCGAGCTGCGTGGCCGCGGTGGCGTCCGACAGCGATAGGACGGTGTCCTCGCCGATCCAGGCGAAGAGCTTCCGGTCCTCGGTGGCGTAGACGAGGTACTCACCCCACGGGCACATCGCAGTGACCGCCGAGGCGTTCGGGATGGCCGAGGGGAACTCATCCCAGGCCGAGATCCCGGGCCGCTGCCGGATGGTGCCCGTGTCGTCGACGAACGAGTTGACGGACAGGGGGCTCGCCCCGCCGAGCTGCTCGAGACCGGAGGCTTGCGTGTCGGCGAAGGGGAGGGCTTCGGCCGGCATCTAGGCGACGTCCTGCGACGATCCGGTCAGCAACCAGTTTGTGCCATCCCACACGAACCAGAACGTCGAATACCGGAGACTCTGGATGTTCGCGACCGCAACAGAGCTGGCGCTGAGCCCGACGTACTGAGCGTTGAACGAGGGCGTGCCCGTAGCGGCACCGCCGTACACGATGACGATGGTAAGGTGATCCCCGACGGCAAGGTTTGTCGTCGCGGTGGCGTTGATGGTGATGGTGATCGCGCCAGCGTTCGACGCCGTGAACTGGTTGATGGGGTACGTTGGATCGGGAGTGAACGACGGTCCTGCAGCGGCGCTCGACGCGCTCGTGCGGCGGGTGGGGACACGCCGGTCCTTGAGCCAGGCGTGACCGACCTTCGACGTGTCCGTGAGGGTCGAGTACGTGTTCGAGTGCTCGACAAACGCCGTGGCGCTCGCGTTGATGCTGATGTCCGTGGTGTTGCCGCTGAAGCTGTTCCCGATGATCTTGCCGCGCGCGACCGCGGCCATGGCGATCCCGGTCGACGCGCCAGCGACGTAGCAGTCCTTGACGGTGCCGTCGGCCGTGGCCATGTCGATGGCGGTGCCGCTCGAAGCGGCGATGACCTTGCAGTCCCGCGCGGTGCCGTAGGCGCCGTCAAGCGCGATCCCCTTGCCGTTCGAGGCGGAGGTCACCCGGCACTTGTAGGCGGTGCCGTGAGCACCGAGGCGGATGGCCTTGCCGGCGGAGTTGCCGTCGGTGGAGTCGACGAGGCAGTCCTCGACAAAGGCGTGCGAGACCGCCTGAACGTCGATGCCGATCCGGTGAAGCGCGGTCCGCACCCGGTAGAGCGCCGGGCCGTCCCCGTGCGTGAACTTGATCGCCGTGCCGCTCGAGGTGCTGTCGGCGGTGATGGTGAAGTTGCGCAGGATGATGTGCGACTCGATGGCGCTCGAAAGGTCGATGGTGAGCGCTGTATTCGACGTCGACATGTTCTTGATGACGCAGTTGGCGCGGTCGGCCCCTTCGATGACGAGGCCGGCGCCGGAGGAGCCCTGGACGGAAAGGCCGCTCGTGATCCGGTACGTCCCGGGCTCGATCCACACCGGCTTGTTCGCCGCCATCGCGCGCGTGATCGCCTGCTGAAACGGCGTCGTGTCGTCGTTCGAGTCGTTGCCCGCGGCTCCGAAGTCGGAGGGGGAGACCCACTTGCCGATCGCCGCGTACATGTAGCGGCTCGTGGCGGTGCTCGACTCGGCATACTTGCCATCGGTCCCGCCGAAGCTGGTTCCGAGGGTGCCCAGGGCAGTGGCCACGTCGGTACGGCCGCCCGCGACCTGCTGGCCGGTGGTGAGGCTCGTCCCGGTAAAGCCCGCAACCTCGAGCTCCACCTGGCCGGCGGCAATGGTGTTCGCGCGGTCTTCGACCTTGACGGTGGCTCCGGACGAATCCTGGATCTCGACGCGACAGGGGACCTTCGCGTACACGACCGCCCGGCCACCAGCATCGAGGGTGACGGGCTGCGACAGGGCCACGAGGCCGTCATCGTCGCTGTAGATCGAGACCTGGGTGGCGGTCGTGTCCGGCTGGTAGAAGTAGGCGCGGCCGGAGGCCACGGCGGTCCCGTCGGACTTACGGGCGCCCGAGTAGGCGAGCCAGGAGATCAGCGAGGCCATCTACCAGTTCCTCCCGCGGTGAGTGACACGGAGCTGGATGGCGCCCCGCTGGACATCGTCGCCCCGGCAGATCGCCTTCATCCGCTCGGCCTCGCTCCGCAGGTACCCGGTCTTGTCGAGGGGCAGGTTGCGGGCGAGGGCGATCTGGGCGGCGATGGAGTAGGCCACGGCCTGGAGCCAGCGCCGGGCGACGTCCATCGTGACCGCGCCGGTGTCAGCGTCACGCAGGAGCCGCACGCGGGCGTAGCGCCAGGTGTATGCGCCGTCCGGCACGGGCCAGGGATAGGCGGTGACGGTGGCGAGCTTCTCGATGTAGATGCGCGAGGGGCGCCCCTCCTGCGTCGTCTGCGGCAGGTTGAGGTACTCGTCTCGGCTCATGACGTAGACCGGGGTAGCGGTCCCCGAGGAGCCGGTGACGGCGCCGATCTCGTCGTTGGGTCCGACGTGGACGTCGATGGTATCGGCGTCGAGGGCGTAGGAGCCGGTCCCGTCCGCGAACGCCTTCGTGGTGCGCTCGACAGTGCGCAGGACGACGCCCTCGGCCTGAAGGTTCATGAGCTCTAGGTTGAGGAAGTCCGACGCCATCCCGATCTCAGCGGCGCTGGGCTCCTTGCCCGCCATGAGCGTCCCGGTCAGCTGGTAGGCCATCCGGATGAGCTGGTCCCGGGTGAAGTCGAGCGAGTAGTTCGCGGAGACGGTCACCGGCGGGTCCTTCCGCGCGGGAGCGCCTGGGGCGTGGGCCCGGCGGCGTTCTCGCGGTCAAGATCGACCGCGACGCGCCCCTCGGCGTCATCTGGGCAGGCGAGCAGGCCCGCAGCGTCGAGCTTGAGCTCCGAGCGATGCCACTTGACGCCGCAGTAGTCGCAGTCGGTCGCGTAGTCCGGGGTCGAGCCGGTGAAGCTCCGGCCGATCGTCCTCATGCCGCCCACACGACGCGGGCCGAGCCCGACTTGTTGCGGATGTGTAGGTAGCCGCTGGTGCCTGTGGCGATGGTGACGTCGGAGTCGTTGAGGAGATCGATGTTCTTGGCGCGAAGGCGCGTAAGCGCATCGGCGATCTCAAACGCGTAAGGCTGCGACCAGCCGGAGGAGCCGCCGTCGAAGATGACGGTGTCCATCCAGAGATCGGAGAACGTCGGCGAAACTACGAAACCTTGCGACGGCTGCGAGGAGGCGCTCGCCGAGGTCGACACGAAAGTGGTCGACGTGACCTGCGCCCGGTTCGACCCCGTACCGAGTAGGAGCGCCGCACCGCCATCGAGGGTGCCGCACTCGTGATAGCAGTTCCGCATCACGAAGTCGGTAGAGCTGACCTGGATGCGGTTGTTCGTCGTGGAGACCGTCGACGACGGAAAGTACAGGTTCGCGAGGGTGACCCCGGCGGCCGATACGGTGAACAGGTTGATGTCGGCGCCCCGAATGAACTTCGGGCGGTTGCTGCCGGTGCCCTCGCCGACGAGCGTGATCCCCGCCTTGGCGAGCGCCTGGGCGCTCGTGAGCGTCTCCATGTGGCCCGACAGGCACACGATGGTGTCCCCCGCCGAAGCGTTCGTGTACGCCTGCGAGAGCGTCGCGAGCGGCCGGATGCGCTCCTTACCCCGGGGAGAGGCGGCGTCCGACCCCGTGACGGAGTAGACGTACCAGATGTTCCCGGAGGTGTAGAGCGGGGAGACGGTGGCGAGCTCGTCGCCGGTGCTGCCGCCTACACCCGTGCTGTAGATATTCGGGCTCGCCAAGGCTCAATCCTCCGAAAGGCTCGGGCCAGGGACGCCCGGGGAGATCGAGCCTTGGCGTCCCTGGCCCTACGTGATGGCTTACGAGTCGGCGGCCGGGCAGAGGATGGCCGAAGCCGAGTCTGCCGTGACGCAGTAGTTGACCCCGAACCGATACGTGGTCGTGAACGTCGCGAAGCCGAGCGAGGCGGGCCCCGTTCCGCTGTCGTTGACGTGGTACACGTTGCCGTGCACGAACCCGGTCGAGGTGGCGTGGGGATCGATCACGAACTTCGAGCTCGCGGTCTTGTTCGCGAGCTGGTTGTTCAAGATCAGGTTGTCGAGGAGGGCCGCGTTGTCGAGGTCGAGGAGGACCCCGGTCGCCGCGGTGGCCACCGCCGCCGTGATGGTGTTGCCGATGATCTTGAGCCGGTCGACCGCCCCCGTGGTCGTGACGACCGACGTGATCTCCGCCGCGGTGGCGCCGTAGATGTAGTTGCCTGCGATGAGGCAGTCATCTGCGGCGGCCGACAGCTTGATAAAGTCGGTGCAGAGCTGATCGGCGTCGACGCCGACCTCCGCCTCGTTGTTCACGAACTGGAACCCCGCGGCGGTCACGTTCAACGGGTTTGCGACCGTCAGGGCCGTCGTCCCTGCAGGGCCGGCGGCCTTGAAGACCATGTTCTTGATGAGCACGTTCGCCACGTCGATGTCGAGCTGCGCGTTGGCGTGGTTGAACGTGATCGTCGGGCGGGCGGTGCCCCGGCCGAGGCCGATGATGGCGACGTTGGCCTTGATGTTCGACCAGGCGTCACCATCGTTTCCGATGGTCTCGGTGTGTCCCGGCAGCACGAGCACGACGTCGCCCCGGGTGGCCACGCACTGGCGCAGCGCCACGTTGATGCTGGCGTTGAGCCGCGCACCGAGGCCGGGCGGATCGTAGTCGTACTCGGTGACGGTGGTGCCGTTGCCGCGCACGAAGAAGACGTTCCCCCCGGGCGGGAGAACGACCGAGTGGCCGAGGTCCACCCCCGCCGGCTGGATGCTCACCGGCAGGAGGGGGACGTCGCTGAATCCGTCGAGGAGGCCGGCCATGTTAGGTGTTCCCCTGGTACCAGCCGCGCGGATCCGACCAGCCGTGCGCCTCGCGGTAGGACACGCCGAACTTCATCACCTCGGCGTCGTTGTCCACCCAGCTGCGGCGACGGAGCTTGCGCCGGTGCCGCCACTGCAGGCCGTTGTCGGCGTCGGTGATGGCGCCCCACGCGGTCGTCGAGGAGGCATCCCAGTACTTGATCGGGATGACCTCGATGCCGAGCTTCTTGACGACGTTGATCTCGTTGTTGCCGCTCTCGGGCACCTGGGCGGAGCCGAGGATCCCCTCCCACACGGCCCACTGGACGAGGGGGCAGACGATCTTCTTGATCGTGTAGCCCTCGGTGATGCCGTTCGGGGACGGATACTTGCCGACCTTCGTGATGGCGGCGATGAGGGCCGCGCGCGACGGGGTCGCGTAAGTGTCGGCGATGTTCGACCACGTCTGCCCGTAGGGAGTCGTGTGCGAGGCGTTCCCGAGGCACAGGTTGTCGACGCCACCGGGGTAGTCGGTGTTCGTCGACCGGATCAACATCGCGGTCGCGTCGATGTCCTGGGTCTTGTAACCCGAGCGGACGAGGCGCTTGGCGGCGTTGATGTACTTGTCGTACTTGCTGTCCTCGAGCGCCTCCTCGGCGATGTGCAGGTGAAGCGCCATCGTGCGGCTGATGTAGCGCTTGACCCCGCCCTCCTGGATGTTGCCCACGGCGGCGGTTGCGCCCTCGGGCTTCTCCTGGAGGAGGAGGGTGCCGGCGACCTCGGCGTCGTCCTCGTAGTTGTCCGACATGGACTTGATTTCCAGGTACTTCGGAAAGAGCAGGTCCTTCTCGGGCGACTCGGTCGGATCGGTGATGATGTTGTCGAGCGTCGCCTTGAGGTTTCGGTACTGCGCAGAGTTGGTGAAAATAGCCATTTTCTTAGCTCCTCAGGGCCTAGTCGCCGCTCGTGCTGAACTGGGGCTGGTTGCTCTCGTTGACCTCGACGAGATACTTGGCCCGGGTGGAGGTGACGTCGTTCAGGGGATCCGACGCGATGCCGACGATGCGCCACTGCGCGGCCGTGGCCACGTGCGTGGAGATGTCGAGGGCGTAGGCGGACCGGCCGGTGGCCGTGGAACCAGCCGCAGCGACGTGGTCGCAGTTCTCGCCGACGACGCCGTGAGCGGCGGCGACGGTGGTGACCGACGAGCCGTCATCGGCGTCGACCTCGAAGACGGTGTCGCGCGCCAGGATCACGCGCACGCGCGACTCGTTGACCGAGCCGACAGTGGACGGCGAGAACGTGGTGCTCGCGGGGAGATAGTTCCCCTTCCGCAGCACGCCGCTCTCGTTGTACTGCTCGACGCCGTCGGCGATGCCGAGGATGTCGGTGTCGCCCGCCGCGGCGACCTCGATGGTGCCGTCGTCGACCTTCTTGACCGGGTCGCCCCGGAAGATCGCGGTCGCGTAGCCGCTCGCCACCGGCCAGACCTCGACCACCGGGGTCCGGCTGCCGTTCCGCATCTTGTTGAAGCGGAATCCGCCATACGTGTTGTTCGCCATGGACTCGTTCCTCCGTTACGTCCGTGAGAACTCGACCTCTTGCGTGGTCAGGTTCTGTGCCAGGCGTCCGGTGGGGCCGCGTACGCCGTCGAGGCCACCCGGCCTCAAAATCGTCTGGTCGATGGCCGCTTGTCGGTCCTGGCCGCGCTTGTACTCGGCCATCCAGACATCGCGGGGGCAGGACATGAGGACCATGCCGCGCCAGGTGATGGTGTCGCCGTCCTTGGCGACCTTGCCGCCCTTGATCCGCGGCCCGTCCTTGCGGGCGCGCTCGATCTCGAAGCCGAGCTCGGCGAGGGCGGACACGCCGCACATCTCGTCATTCGGATTCGCGAACTTGTATTCGCGGTTGGGATCTTTGCCGACGATGACGGTGTTCGAGTCACCGTCGACGGCGCGGGACGGGGGATCGATGCGCTTGAGGGTCTCAGCCAAGAGGGAAAGCTGCTTCCTCCGCTTCGAAGACCCCCGTCCGCTCGCTGCCTGCGGCGACAGCGGGACACGGCCCCCTCCCCTGAAGGGGAGGTTGTTTGTCAGCGTGATGGTTTGTAAGCTACGTCGTCAATTCTGGTCTGGGGACTACTCGGTCGGCTCGGCGGCCTGCCGGCGCTCCCATCCCTGGTACATCTGCGCCCACTTCGAATAGGCGTCCTCCTCCGACAGGTGGGGATAGGCGGCGGTGGCGAGCTTCATCTGCTCGCGGGACAGGCGCATCTCGCGCGGCGTCGAGCGGGCGCCGGCCTGGGCGGGGACGGCGCCGTAACGGGCTTGCTGCGCCGGGGAGGCCGCGGGCCGGGACGGGCGCAAGATCCCGAACCTCTCGCCCGCCTGGCGGAAGGCCTCGCGGCTCGTCTCGAGCGTGGGGTGCTCTCCCTTCTTCGCGAGCTCGGCGGCCATTTGGTTATAGAGGCCGTAAGCGTAGCGGGCGGCTTCCCGGTCCGCGATGACCGCGCCGAACTCGGAGCGAAGGATGGCCTCCTCGTAGGAGCCCTCGGGCTGCGCTTGAGGGACACGCTTGGTGATACGCTGCTCGAGTCGCTCCTCGCGGAGATCCTGGCGCTTCTCCTCGAGATCGTAGAAGCGCTTGCGCAGCCGCTCGATCTCGCCGGGGTCCGTGATGGCCTGGGAGCGCAACGCGAGCTGGATCGACTCCTGCTCTTGCCGGATGTGGTTGATCTCGCGCTTGTAGGGATCGCCGTCGTCCTCTCGCTGGGGCGGCGGCTGGTACTGCTGCGGCTGCGGGCGGGACAGCGCCGCGCGGAGCTCCTGCATCTCCCGGGCGAGCTGCTCGCGCTGCTCGCGCTCCTGGCGCAGCTGCGTGGCCATCTCGTCGTAGCGCTCGCGGTTGCGCGCCTCGCGGCGCTCCTTGCGGGAGCCGAGCTGGACCTTGACGCCGCCCTCGGGGTCGGCGACGACTGCGGGCTTGTCGTCGTCGTCCTCGAGATCGGGATTCTGCTTCTCTGCGGTGTTTTCCTGGGCCATGGGCTCGCTCCTCACATGTCAACGAAGTCGGGGGGATCGAAGCGGGGGACGACAGAGTCATCGACCACGTATTGGTGCCGGCCGTCGTCGCCGACCTTGATCGAGATCTTCCCTTCGCCCATCAAGCGCAGGACGTCCTCGGAGCCGACGATGTCGCCCGAGCGCAAGAACATGAACTCGACGTCACCGCCCTCGGTCCGGTCGACGACGTGCCGCCACGGCGACAGGCGCGCCACCCAGACGATGTGCCCGAGGTCGATGCCCTGGGATCGCAAGTGGTCCATGGCGCCGAGGCCGGCGGCCACGACGATGGCGCGCGGGGTCTGGTTCTTCTCGCGGCTCTTGGTGGTCTCCGGCTTGACGATGACGCCGTCCTTCGCGAAGGTGTCGCGCGTCGCCATCTCCTCGGGGAGCATGTAGACGATGATGCGGTCGTAGGCCGGCTGGTACGGGTAGGCCGGGACGTTGAAGGCCTTGAGGCGCTCGTCAAGCAGGGACATTGCCCACCACCTTCTCGAGGATGGCTGTCGCAGCGTCGATGCGCGAGACTGCGCGCCGAACCTCGTTCGCGAGCTCGCCCGGCTGCTTGATCTCGAGGTTTTCGCCCTCCAGGAGGGCGCCGCCGAACATGATCTCTGCCTCGTGCCTCTTCATCTCGATGACGGCGGTTGCGTCGCTCACGGCTATGAGGCGGGCCATCACTTTCTCCTCCCGGCGGTCTCTTTGCGGGCGAGGTCGATGACCCAGTCGAGCGCCTGGATCTCGCCGCCGTAGAAGCGAAGGGAGTTGAGATCTCCCTCCTGCGACTGCGTGGCGAGGACGGTGTTTTCGGAGATGAGCTTGCGGTACTGGCGCATCGTCTCGATGAACGCCTGGGTGGCGGCCATCGTCCGCCACTCCTCTCTTGTGTCCGGGGAGAGTCGTTCGAAGGGGCTATCCATGGGTCACTCCTGGGGGCTATGAGGGCGGGACCTGCTCGGGAGCGGGTTGCGGGGCGGGGCCGGGGACGCCGGGGCCCTCGGGCGGGGGCGGGCCGCCTCCGGGCCCCGGCGGGGACATGCTAGGAGACATGCTAGGTGGCATGCCTGGTTGCATGCCCATGCCCGGCATCTGCTGCGGGGGCGGCGGACGCGGGCCGAGGAAGCGGACCATGTCGTGGAAGCCGCGGGCCTTGAGCGACTTGACGATCGCCTCGTAGATGAACGACGGAGGGAACATCTGCATGGCGATGGGCGGGGGGAGGGCCTGCATCATCCCGAGGAGCTGGTCGGCCTCGCTGATCCGCTGCGCCTTGGAGGCGAAGCGCGTGTCGGCGGTAAAAGCGATCTCGAAGTCCTCGGCGTACATCTCGCGGCCGACGGTGATCGGCTGCGTCTCCATGGTCCGGGGATCGATGACGTCGAGGATCTCGTAGTCCTCGAGAAAGACGGCGTTGAGCCGCGCGTTGTTGCGCATCACCTGCCCCAGGAACTCGAGATAGTTCTGGGCGAGGACGGTCAGCTGCTTCGTCGCCTGCTCCACGCGGGTGGCGATCCCGCGGAAAGTCTCGTTCGCCTTCCCGGGCTCGCCCGAGAGGACGTCAGGCGCCGAGGACACACCGTCGGCGCTCTCGAGCGCGAGGCGGACCATGTCGAGGAGCTGGGGGTTCGCCGGGGGGAACTGGACGACCTTGAAAGCCTTGTCGAGCTGCTCGGAACTGACGCCCCTGACGTTGTGGATCTTGCCGGGCGAAAGCTGAAGCTCGCCGGTCTCCATCTTGACGCTCTCGGGCTTGATGATGGTGACGACGTTGGCGAGCGTGGCCGCGTCGGAGAACTGCGAGGCCCAGGTGTTCGCGGCCTTGTTGAACTCCTCGAGTAGAAGCCCGATCCCGAGGCCGGCGGAGCCGTCTGGGTTCTCGATACAGACCCCGTGCGAAAAGGGCTCGATGGGGACCATGCGCACGGGCTTCGGCTGCTCGCCTGGCACCTTCATCCACGACGGCGGCTCGGGCGGCATCATGGCCTGCTGGCCGAGGGTCCCCTCGAGCTCCGCCGCCTCCTCGGGCGGCACGTCGGGCTGGGCGAGGCGGTCGCGGACCGCCTGCTCTTGCGCCTGCACCTGCTGGAACATCTGCGTCGCCTGGTTGAAGGATTCCCACTCCTTCATCTCGCGCTCGAAGCGCGCGCGGTCCTTCCAGTCCGGCTCCTCGCGCAAGGTGAGCGCGACGACGGTCATCGTCTTCGGCTCGACGGTGACGACGACGGGGCGCTCCTCCTCTTGGCCGTAGAGCTTGCACCAGCCGTGATACTCGAAGAACACGTACGGCGCGGCCTTCGAGGCGGCCGGCTTTTCACGCCCCTCGAGCTTGTCCATGACCGGGCGGACCTTCTGCTCGAGCCCGTCATCGAACGAGGCGACCTTGTTCTTGTCGAAGATGCGCTCGATGTCGGCGTAGAGGCCATCGGCCTCGAGCCGCTTGAGCTCGTGCTTGAATTTCCGCACGATCCGCCACTTCCGGGGCACATCCGAGAAGTCGACGGCGGTGGTCTTCCACGTGTAGGGCCAGCCGAACTCCTCGCAGTTGAGGTGCTCGTGCCGGTTGCGCTTTCCGGCGATGTCCCGGTAGGAGTGCATCACGCAATCGCCGTTCGCGATGTACTCGTGCAGGCATCGGCGGTTCTGGCGGAGAAAGTCCGGGATCTCCTTCCGGATCTGCCAGTTCTGGTGAAGCGTGACGGTGTCGGCGCGCTCCTGGCTCATCCGCGAGGACGGGATGGCGGTGAAAACCATGTCCTGGTCGGGGAACATCTCGGCATAGAGCCGATGGACGAGCCGGAGCTCGCGTTCGAGCATGACGGGGATGTGCGCGTTGGCGCAGTCCTCGAAAGGGAACGATTTCTTGTCGAGAGAGCCGGTCCGCAGCTTCGCGCGCTCGGCGCGGCGCTGCCGGTAGGGCTCCATCGAGTCCCAGTCCTCGGTGACGTCCTCAACTACCTTCTTGGCGAGACCTTTGAGGAACTCTTGCCCCTCTTTCGATGTGATGTAGTGAGGGACAAGGTTGATCGCCTCTTCGGGGAGGTCTTCTGGGGGCGGGACGAGCTTGACCGTGACCGATCCATCGTCGTTACGCTCGACTTCGCTTTCAGTCTTCTCGTTGCCGTAGTCATCAGACGCCATTTAGAACCCCCCATAGCCATATCGACCGCCCGCGCGCTGCCGCTTCGTGCGGCGGCGCTCCTCGAGCTCGTCAACCTGTCGTGATCGGCGCACCGGCGCGGAATCCGACTTCGGAACGACCGCGCGGTACATGCACGCGTAGAGAACCGTGTCGAGCCAGTGGTCATCGCCCCCGTCCTCGGGCAGTTCGGGGTCGGTCTTGTCGGTCGGGATGGCCGGGATCGTGCGGATCGTCTCCCGGCAGGTGTCGAAGAAGCGGATCGCGGGGATCCCGCCCTCACCCGAGCGATCTTTGAGTCTGGTGATGAACTGCTGGACGCTGGCGTGTCTGTTTTTCGTGCATTTTTCCCAGAAAACGCCCGCCTCGCTCATCGTCTCCGCGATGGTCGGCCCGATCGTCCCTCTTTCCTCCCAGATCTGGGTGTCGGCCGGGCCGGTGAGGCGTGAACAGTCCTTGTTGAGGTCCCACTCGTCGGCGGCCATCTCGATATCGCGGATCTGCTCGGCGACTTCCGAGGAGTCCTTCTTGCGGAAGTTCTTTTCGCGGTAGCAGATCAGGTTTCCGTCGGTGTCGACCGCGAACCAGAGGACGACGCACCAACTTTTGTAACCCCAGTCCATGGCGCGGAAGCGCGTCCACCCGCTCGGGATGCGAAACGGCTTGACGACGTGGATGCGGGCGTCGAATTCCTCGGCGAAGAACGCGCCGGCCACGACATACCAGTCGCCTTCGAGGAGGGCGCGCCGGATGTGCGAGGGTTTGTCGCGCAGCTCGATCTCGTACTGCGCGCGGAACCCCGGATCTGGGTTGTCCTTCAGGGTGGCGGGGATGAAGATCCGGGAGCGCGTCTCAGAAGTCCCGTCACCACGGGCGATCTTGCGGGTGAGGAGCACGCGGCCCCGGGGGGCGGGGTCGACGAAGTAGCTCCGGACCCAGTTCCCGGCGGGGTTCGTGGCGGCGCGTATGCGCAGACGCGGGCGGAGGCCAGGATCTGAGCAGCGAAGGCGGGTGTTGACGAGCTGGTACTGCTCCTCGGAGAACTCCCAGAGCTCGTCATAGGCGATGTGCGTGTACTCGTTCGACTGGTAGTTAAACCGGTCGTCGTCGTTCTTCATGTGGCCGAACGAAAACTTGTAGCCACAGGAGAAAGTCCAGCGGTGCGCCTGGCTTTCGTACTTGGCGCCGGGGTCGATGAGGGGGAAGAGCCGCTGCGAGCGCGAGATCGTCTGCTCGAGCATGGGGAACTCGCGCCGGAAGTGGATGGCCCAGCCGACCGACTCGGCGATCTCGCCTCGCATCCAGCGCTCATGCTCGAACCGGAGCTGCGTCTGGATGGGATCCA